CTATGGATATAAATCTGATGATATTTTTTTAGATGTGGAACTGCCAACGCTACCGCCTGAAACACTTGTACTAAATGCAGTATCAATCCAAGAAAACCTACCCGAGCCGCTATGTTGCAACACACAAGATAATGTCGCGCTATTTGCTGTGATATTTGCAAAGCCTACTTTTTGGAATTTACATCCAGTTAATGTACCACCAGAAAATATCCCACCATTCAGATTAATATTTACTTGTCCGATGCACGGAATAAAAGGCCTATAATCAAATGTTGTAACAGCTGGCATGTTCACATTCACACTAGTAAAGTTCACGTTTTTAATACCTTGCGGCAAACTATGCACTTCATTGCTCAGTTGCCCGACGTTTATTGTCGCTGTTGATTGTGTTGAAAAACTAACGCTATTAATATTAACAATTCTACGTGTTACATCACTACCTGTGCTATATGTGTACTTTGTGCCAACGCTACCAGTAACAACAATGCTGTTGTGCTTGACTGAATCGCATCTATCAATTGCCTCTTGAAGTGTTTTAACGGCGTAGTTGTCAGAGAATCCAGAGTTTTTGTCATCACCATTTTCTGACAAGTAAATAGTCCGCACTCCATCTGTGTCAATGTCAGTATATTGAATGTGGCTATTCCACTGTAATCTCTTAACTGCATTATTGTATGAGCCAATCACATTAACTGAACTAAACTCATCAATACTACCCCACCCCTTAACATTAAGGTAAGACACGCTTCTTGCATCTACTGATATCTTGCAGCCGCGAAGGTATAACAAACCAGCATTCAAAGCCTGAATAACCCTTAATCCGACTTTAAAGTTAACCGTATGCCCTGCAAAAACATATTCATAGGATGAGCCCTCTATATAATTATCATTTATGTTTATATTGGCATCTCTTGTCAGCATTAATGCCACCTCACCACCTTCAATAATGTTACTTTCAAATACAGGGTGGGCATATTCACAATACAGAGGAGTTGTTTTTCCTTGAAGAACAGCTTCAGGCCATGTTGGATATGTAAAATCATCATTACTGGGCTTCAGGCCGCCAACTGTTAAATAGTTGACACGCTGATCATCAATTGTTACGTCATACGAGTTGAGAATGGATATTGCTCTTGCAACGATATGATTATTCCTAACCCCACCTCCCCAGCAAACTGAGTTTTGAATCCCAATATTAGCCCCCGTTAATGTGCATCCAATGACTTGAGATTGCATGGCCATACAACGATTTATTGCGCCTCTTATGTTTCGACCGCTAGCTACCTTGACAGTAATACCTGAAAGCTCCCATCCCATGCAGCCCGAATATCGCCCCTTATCCCAGTCATCTCGGCTACCTCTTCGACCTAAAACCCTAACACCTGATGAGTCATATGGAGCTGTATCAATTGCAAAAAGGTCTTTATTATCAAAATCAACTATTACCTGAAACCCTCCGTTGGCACCAAAAAAACCGCCATTGTGCTCACAAGACCAAACTAAAAATGGATTTATTAATATTGGCTTTGTAATTCTAAATTTACCGAATCCAGTCAGATATCTCTTTGTCTTACCTAGGTGGCTCTTTGTCTCATTAACACTACCCTCCCACTCGAATGGGGCGCAATAATCAATTGCAGCTTGCAACGCATCCGTATCATCAGCAATACCATCACCCACCGCGCCAAACATCTGAGGCGTAACCCAGTCCATTGCATCTTTTAATGTTCCGTTGCCAACGCCAACAAGAGAGCCATCCCCAGTTTTAATGTCAGAACGTAAACTCGCATCACCAGCACTAACCCAAGCACCCTTACCAATGCCGCCAGTTGATTGTGGAGTTGAGCCTGCTGGAACTTGTTTAGGTAAGTCGCCATCCCAGCGGTAATATTCGCCTGTTGTTTCATCACGAAGAATGTGATTGCGTTGAGTTAATTCATTATTTGGTAAATCAGCACCCTGCTGAAAACTGTCAACAGTAATGTATCCTGCTGCGACAATCGCGGTATTCATGTCGACTTTAAATTTCTCGACCAGCTCAATAAAAATCCACTCCATGCCAGCTGCGGTAAGATGGCAATTTCCAAAGCGGTCAATATACTTACGCTCTAATGACGTCGCCCATATATCCAATAACCCGGAGTTAAAGAAAAGGTCTTTGATATCACTACTTGGAACTGGTTTCTGTGTTGGCTTGACTTCTCTCATGCTTATTTTTTCCAATAAAAAAGCCAGCTCTAATGGCTGGCTTGTTGGTTAATGATTGCTGTTATGCGTTATAGTTTGGTTTTGCGTCGAAATATTCGGTTGCAGTTATTGTGTAACGTTCGCCACCAAGTGGGCGTTTATCAGTGATGATCCATTTGATGTTTTCAGTTTCGATAGATGTTGCGATAACGTACCGTGACGGTGATTGCACTCGATATCCGTCATATAAATTGAGCTCAATATCTTCTGGCACATTTGCGATAAAGCCGAAATCAGTATCTTGCCTTGGCTCTGCTTTAAACTTCTGCGTTGTGTAGCCCATAGAATCGGTGAGATATACCCACATTTCTTCATCAAAGTTGATTTTCTCACTGGTTGTGAATACCTCTCCTTTTCGTTCAGTGATATAACCAGCTTGCTGGTTTGAATCGTAAGTATCCGCTATCAGTACCATGTCCGATGGGTACACATTCCCACCATCTGCAAGGGTTGTCAGGCTGATACTTGTTCGTTGGTGAATGAGTCGATTGGCTTCTAGCAGCGCCCTGTCTAATGCTTGATACCGATTTCTGCAACCTTGTAAAACTATCTTATTCGGCGTGCGTGATAGCCCTTCCGTAATACCGTTTTCATCAACTCGAAAGCGGATATAGTCCTTTTTGTTGCGAACCGGTTCGACATACTCCAGTTCAATCCCGTCATAACCGCTAGGCATCGACATGTCATACGATATCTTCATGTCGTTACCTGTGATGTTTGAGCGATTGAATGTGGTCATTGGGAATTCGCTGGACTGTTCACGCGAGAATGTCAGCACAGCATTGTCGTAGTAAGTTGTTACCCTTGCTGAATTACAGATAGTTTCGATTCGTTGGCCAAGGGAAATATCTTCATCATCAAAGGTGTAATCGAAATAGCCCAATCGTTCATCAGGCAAGCTATCGTAAATTCGATATAACCCGTCAATGTCGATATTCTTCTCGCTTTCTCCTGCGGTAATTAACCATGTATGCAACACCGCATCAACAAAACTTCGCGATGGCCTGAGCGTATAATCAACTTGCTTTGATACTCGGTCATACGAAATATGCATACGTGTGGCCAATAAATTGTACTTGCGCTCCCTTGCTCCCGTTGGCGCTTCCGTTGCCCTCACTGACACATTAACAATCGTGTCATTCTCAAAAACGACATTTTCACGAACTCGGACTATGTGAGCGTTTTCGACTTTCATTATGCTTCTGTCGCTACTATTATTTACGCGAGTTAACTGAACCGCATAGCGACTATATCCATCAACTAAGTCAATTTTGTCTGTTCTGTAGTAGTTCCTAGCCCCATTGTTTGCATGTATTGATATGTTTTTACTCTTCCTAGTTCCAACCACCTCTTCATTATTAACATCAACTTTCCAGTAATCTATCCGCGCATTAGCCGTGCTTCCACCGTCTAATTGACCTTGGGTATGTACCCATAACTGATCGCCATCGACAGGAGAAAAGAATGGTCCAACTGTTAGAAACTGGTTGTCATACATAACAAACTTAGTTGTGTTTATTCTTGTGTTTGAAGGTAATTGAGAAAACTCACTACCAGACAATTCATCAAAAAAGAACGTGTAGTATTCAACAGGGAGAATGACTGATTCATCATCAGTTTCCGCATAGGATGTCAGCCTCGCATCAACCGTGATGTTTTTTGTTATCGTTATTTGCTCCATCTGGCCTGTTTCATTGTTGTAAGCCATAATTTCATAGCTAACGCTTATTAGCATTGATATGTAGCGAGGGAATACAACTTGAGTGAAGTAATCGAAGTCATCCTGCTTAACTATCTTCGCGTATGCATTTCCGCCAAGTAATTTAATTTCAACAACTTCGTTTGCCTCTGCCGTGTATCTAGGGATGTCTTTACTTTCATTGGGGCCCGGCAATTCTTGCCCGTCGATATCGGGGAACTCAAATCCCTCATTAATCAGCGGGATAACTTCTTTTGGCTTGTATATCTTGTAGCTAGCACCTGCCATCGCCGTGAAATCAGATTCAGCAAATCGGATACTTTCCGTTTTATATTCGCCAATGCCGATATTTAGCCACTCAGTTACCGTCTTGAGGTTGTTGTTATACTCAAACATTGACTGCTGGATAAGGTCAGGAAACGCCCTTACTTGACCGTGAATTTCTGGTCTTGCTTGGTATGCTCGAGCAACGTTGGTTTGCCCTGTTAGCCTATTATTTGGGCTATCTTTAACATTCGACTCAGCCGCGGAAAATGACGGCGTTTTCGGTGCAAGAAACGAGAATACTTTCGTAACAAGGTTAAACACTGGATTCAGGATATCGCCGATAACGCCCTTTGGCTGGTCGAACACCTGAATAAAGTGAGTCGGTGTTATCTCGAAATCTAACTCGCCATCTTCTTGCAGCTCACGACCGTTAACGAGAATGACAACGTCACTATGCAACTGCTGATGCACTAGAAAATCGCTATAAAAAAAAGAGCCGACTGTTAAATCGACTCTTTCCTTTTTGGTGCCGGCTACTTTTTGGATTTCAACTATCGGCATATTTCATAAACTCCAATTTCGTGAATTTCTTCTCAAGCACAATGAGCCTATCCATACGTACAGCCCCACTCTCGCCCCTGCTATGAAATGCATTACCGTCGATAATTAAGCCGATGTGGGCTGGCTGAGAGCCGCGATAACCAATGAATATCCCGTCATCTACTGGATGCTCGGTACGCTGCCAGAATTCGACTTCATTCTCATAGCAGGTTACAAAATCATGGTCCGATTCGTAGCCAGCGTCATGATGAATTTCCGTACCTAGTACGTACCTATAGTAAAGTACAACCAGCGCCCAACAATCACACGCCTCAAACGTACACGCCCGATTCTTCCACGGCTTACCTATCATCTTGTTTATGAATTCATTTCTCGTCATTAAACAGTCTCCAAGCCTGTGAATTCTTCCATCGTGTAAATGCGCCCAACGTTCTTATTTAGCGGGTTATTCATCGACAGTGTGACAGTGACCGATTCCGCATCGAGTGAGCAATCTTTCACGTACAGTGACCATTCGCTTATCGGGTTATCAATATCTGCCGAATCAAATAGCCTGAACGTGGCGATGATTGGCTTCATTCGAGTATTTGACCGCCATAACTTGAGTTGCTGCTTAAAGTCCTGCGCGACTCGGCTAAACTTAACTGATGCATCGATAATCGGCGTTTTGCTTTGCTGACTCTCTGCTAGCTCAAAGTTACAAGGTTGGTACTCAACACCGCCCAATACCTTAGGCTCTATCTGCAAGCTGACTAGATGAATGTTTCCGAATGATGGGTGATAGAATTGAATGGTCTCGTAGAATGTGCGCATCGGTCGTTGCGCTCTGTATTCTCTTAGCTTCATTCTCCCCCCTTACATCGTGGTAAGCGCTCGGTGACGACGATATCGAGTAGGCCCCACTCTTCAGGCAATAACTCGACAATCAGGTCTCCAAACTCATCATCTGTATTGTTCAGTTTTCGGCAAATAATGCTTCCCGTCCACGTCACCACGCCAGCAACTATCGACGTCTGCACAGGCATTTGAACGAAGTGAACTATTTGCTCTTGCAGTCCACTACCGCCCAAATCAATCTCCATGCGAAACCAACGCTTACCATTATCAAGATAGTTAGGGCTTCGCAGCCATTGAGCAAAGCGCCTTTCCTGCTCTCGCCTCAATACCCACCGCACACTCCAGACGGTTTTTAAATCATCCGTCAGAGGCTGGAAAATAGGAGCGCCAACCTGTGGCTGGTCAGTCCTAAATCCCGTGTCGATGGTCATGTTTTTGTCTGCCCTAATCGGCAATGGCATGCCGCGAGGGTAATCAATAATTTCGTCCATCGTTACCTCTATCCGAGTCTGGTTGTTGCTGTGGTATTTTGAATTATCGAGCGATGCATAGGCCCCTTCTCATGCATGTCAGTTAGAAACGCTTGGACGGTCAATGTGTCGCCATTTTGCGTTGCTTCGGCTTCAAATCGGTGATTACCTGATGAATAGTCGTTAAATATAATATTCAAATTGATATTTTTGTTACCGCCCGCCTTATCCGCAGGAATAACCTTCCCTGACTTATTCGGAATGAAAGCCTGTTTCCCGTCGTAAGTCTGGAATATTTCAGATTCACCCGATTCATTAATACGGTATGGATTGCCGCCTGATACGTTACCGCCGTAGCGACGACCGCCGTAATTAACACCTCTTACCGCATTAACAAGCTGAGAGCCTGCCGCCATTGCTTGGGCTATTGCTGGAATGTTTTTAGGCCACGGAATAGCAAGGGCATTACCGATTGCCGTTTGAAGGTTTAACGATGCTTGAGCAATTGCAAACGCTTTACTAACCGCAAACAACGCTTTATACGCTGCATTTGACTCGCCTACTGCATCACCGAACGCTCCAGCAAGTGAACTCGCAAACTCAGATGTGGAACCAAGAAGACCAGCCATATTGTTTTTGTATTCATCTTGCTCTTGCTTGAGTATTCTTTCGCGATCATATGTTGCTTGCTGCATAATTGCGGTTTTAGCATCCTCATACAGTTGAGCGTTTTCAGTATCAATAAGCCGATACTTTTCTAAAGCTTCTAACTTTTGCTGTTCCTGTAGGTTTATCTGAGCGAGTGGGTCTTCTGCTGTATCGGTGTAAGGATTTTCAGCGACCTTGGCAGCGGCTATCTCTTGATTGGCGTACTTTCTTCCCTGTTCTGCTTGGGCTAGGTTTCTTACCGCTTCCTCAGCCTTCCATTGTGCCTCAGCTAATTCCTTGGCTTTATTAATCTGCTCTTGTGTCGCTTTATTACCAAGTCTCACAACGGCATCATACTTTGCCATTTCCAATGAATTATCTTTATAGCCAGTGTTAAGTCTAGCAACTGCTTCGTACTGACTTTTTAATGCATCAGCTGCTTCATTGGCTGTTTTTGTTCCTTGCTTATCAAGCTTATTTTTTTCTCTCTTTTGTTCATTGTTCTGGTAAGTAGCTACAGCATCATCTTGTAATTTCTGTATTGCCATTGGGTCAATGACGCCAGAATCATCAGCCGCAAATTTAACCTGCAACCTTACTTTTGCTTCACCTTCTAATTTTGATAATGCTAAATCCCTTTCTAGTCTTTGCTTTAACTTTTGACCATCATCTCCGCCGAAATCCAACATCAGGCTTTGAGAGTTGAATTTTTGCTTACTCTTGGTTGCATTATCAAGGTCTACACCGTACTGCCTTAAAGCTGCACTGCCATTCGGTAGCAGAGTTTTAGCCTCATGAGACAATAACTCTGCGCCTTGTTTCAACTCACCGTTAAGGTCAGCTTGAAGGATCCTTATGGCGCTTTTCGCTTTCTGATAATCATTTGAAGCCTTTTCTGATTCTTGGATAGCTGCTGTCAGGGATTTCTGCGCCCTTTCAGCGCCCTTTTGTGCTACGACATAAGCATCGCTTCCCTCTTTTGCTCTGCTTAGCTTTTGGTTCCAATTATTAAGCTCTTCCTGAGCCTCTCTTACTGCTTCGCCAGATTTCCCTACAACCTGAGCCAATCCTAAGAGCGCTGTGTTTATATTGCTTAATTCTGATTTTTTTTGCTCCCTATTCATATCCTGCATTCTAGTGATTAGCCCATCCAAGCCATTAGCTAGCTTGACTGCCTCATCACGAGATCGCTGCATTTCTTGATAGAAGTAAAATATTGCACCAGTTGCAAGCATTGCAGCACCAGCTGGCCCACCTATTAGCGAGAATCCGCTTTTTAGCAAGTTCATAGCACCAGAGGCAGCCCTTGAAGCAATATTTAATCTGGCTTGAGCTGCTGCAAGTTGATTGGTAGATACTGCCTCTGCTTTATTTAGGGCGACCATTTCAGCAGTGCTTGCGGATAATTTATCTTTAATAATCGCTCTATCTTTTTCTGTTTTAGCCGCTAGAAGTTGGCTATTTAAAGTTTGCTGATTTGCTGTAACTAATGCCTTTTCAGCCTGAATTTGCTGCAATGACGCTCTGGCAGTATTTAGCTTTTCAACAGCCAGCCTCTTGCTATCAATTGCCGCTTTAGCCGAGTCTGCGCCAAACTTAACGATTCTATTGGATAAATCTCCGAAATATTTAGCTGCTCCAATGGCTACTACTGCGGCAATGGCGCTAGCTAGATAATCAAAGTTTTCAGTAAGCACAGCAAATCCAGCAGATACCGACCTAGTTATACCAAGAGATTGGTTTAGCTCACCATAGTATGCTTTGGCTGAGTTAGTTAACTTTGTGAAACCATCAGCAACAGTGTTATCCATCGAGTCGGCCATTGCATTATTAGCTTCTTTAGCTTTGATAACCGCATCAGCAAATAATTGGAATGATATTTTCCCTTCAGAAGCCATTTTCTTAACTTCTGTTTCAGTGACTTTTACGCCACCTCGCATAACTGATAACTCTTTTGCAATATCGCCAATAATGGTTGGCGTTGCATTCATAATGGAGTTCCAGTTTTCACCTGCGACTTTACCAGCAACCATTGATTTATTTAGCGCGTTAATCATTGACTGGGTTTCGTTTGCACTTGATGCGTTAGCTGTTAGCGAGGAAGACAATGACTCAATATAATCTACAGTCTGATCTGTGTTATATCCCAACTCCTGCATTGATGTTGCTGCGCCAACATAGAGTAATTGAGTGTCTTCTATTGCTTTACCGTTTCTGTTACTTATCTCTAAGAAGCGTTCCTGTATTGCTCCGTATTTGGTGATATCACCTTCAACAGACTTGAGCGCCATTTTTATTCTAGCTGCAACCTGCCCCCACTCATCAACCATACTTACAACAGCACCAACAGAGATTGCAGAAGTTACTAATGCAGCCGTCTTAGAAAGAGCAAACATTGCCTTTTCTGTTTTATTTACTGACTTGGCAGCTTTATCAAAGCTAACATCAAGATCGCTTAAGCTCCTATCGACCTGTTTATTGGCAACTAATAACTGTTCGGTATCGGCTTTTATGATGAACTCTACTGATCCAGCGTTTAATGTCATGATTAACCTCTATAAAAAAGAAAGCCCCGTCAAAATTGACAGGGCTGTTAGCTAAAAAGTTATGTTTGGTTATTTTTCAGGTGGTGAATAAGTTACAGAGCCAACATAAGGATCTAGTGTTAAATAAATTCTGACCTCTCCATATGTGGTGTTAAATTTCTCGTAAAAAGCGTCCCTTACTGCATCTGGTTGAACTTTAATGTCAGGGCAGCTTTTTGCAGCATCAAATAGCTTTTCGCCATCTTTAATCACCCCAGTCAAATATTTACTTTCTTCTCTCAATAAAACACAGAAGTATTCTTTATCATCAACAGCATTAAGAAATGAACTTACTTCAACTAGCTTATCGCTTTTGAATTTAAGCCTGTTTTCATAAGTCCATTCATTAAACGGAGGGGTGTTATCAAAAGTGCAGATAGTTTCAGCTCGTTTTTTCTCACAGTGACCATCATTAATGAAGCTGACGCTATCCATGCTCTGCCCCCACTTTAAGCCAAACGGGGCATCTTGCTTGCTATCACACCCAGCCAGCAAAGCAACCACCGCAGCCACTGCTAAAATTTTATTCATCTCACCATCCCATCAATTAGTTTCAGTAATGTTAGCTCAGCGGGAGTGCAAATTGAAGCAAACAAAAAACCTGCCGAAGCAGGTTGCTTTTAAGTCAATCAAAATATTCCCCAAACAGGGTGCTATCTTTATTATCATCAAATAACTGCAATACCGTGCCATCAATTATCTGCTGACGCTCTTCGTTTGTAAGAATATCGTCAGGAAAAGGCACAACAAGATCATCGTAGATATTTTTATTTATATTTACAAAATACTGTAAGCCAGAGTTGTTGCACTTATCCAATATTATTTTAAACATGGTTCTTGTCTGTCTTTGGTCTATCCCGCTAAATAAGTAACTATCATGAGCCATGAATCCTAATAAGTTAGGGTTTAAAATAAAAAGCAACATATCATAACAGAATATCTTAACTTCATTTATTCCCTGCGAACCATCTTTAGGGATATGTACATTTATATCATATAGATACTTTGCTTTCCCTTCATTTTTCGTAATCTTAAGTGATCCGCCTAAATTTTTATATATTGTCTTAACTATTGACCTGAATTTTTTTTCTATTTCTTCTATGCGGCCTTTTTCTTTCTCAATATACTCTATGGCCTTAAAGTCAATATCAGCTTTCTTTTTTTCCAAACGCGCTTGATCTTTAGTCAATTTAGTAAGAGCAGACTGATTACTTGAGAGCTCAGCAATTTGTGACTCCAACCCTCTTATATGCTCTACTATTGAATTGTATTCTTCAAGAGCACCCTTTGAGTCCAGTTCTTTAAGAAGTGAGTCTCTATGAAGCTCAATTTTTTTAAGTTTTTCAGTCAGGTCAATATTCTCTTTTTCTAGAGAACTTACATCAACTTCTAATCTTTTTTTCCTTGCGTCGTAAACCCTTAAATGAAAGCTTTCAGCCTCTTCTAATCGCTTCTGTACCATCTCAGAAAAATGAAACTCAGCCTCTTCAAAAATAATTTCAATTCTGTTAAGGTCAATATTAGATGGCTGAATTGAATCATCTAACACCTTCCTTTTTCTCCTAGCAGCCCGACTATTTGAGAAAATAGAATTTCGCAGTTCATTTATTTCATCAGTAAGGATATCTGCTTCATTTTTTAGCTCATCATAATTTTTTGCGATGATAAAATTTTCCTTATCAAGCAATAAACTACATAACTTATCTTTTAAATCAAGCAAATCAGATTCGTCATTTGATTTATTCACTTCCTGTAAAGATTTTTTTGCCTTATCAATATTTTCGATTTTTATTAATGTTTCTCTATATGAATTCGGCAGGGTTAAATCCAAACCAAGCAGTGATAAATTAACTATCCTCTGATAAAAATTATCGATAGGCTGCGCTTGCTGCATCAAAGCATCGACATAATAACTTCGCCCTGTCAGATGTCGCCGTGCAAAACAATTAAAAACCTGCCTGAATGAAATCCATTTATTATCTTTTGGTAGAATAAGTTTTGTTAAATATTTGCAAAAAGTTTGATCTTTGCCTATTTTTTCATTATTAACGTAATAATCACCATTACTGAAATTTACTCTAATTGTATATTCAGATGAGCCACAGGAAAAATCCAAGAAAAAATCGCCATAACCAGATAAGAAGGCTTTGAATTTTTTATCACTTTCTATCTTTGTGTTAAAACGGCTGCCAAGCATAAGATGAACTAATTGTAAGCTACTGCTCTTGCCAATGCCGTTATATGTATGTTCATTTTCCTTGCTTTTTTGTAACCCAGCGACAATGTTAAGGCCATCATTGAATTTGATGGTCTTAAATTTAGGATTACTCGAGTATAATTTTAAGAGTTTCATTTTCAAAATCCAGTTTTCCGATGATAAATAAAAAGTCTAGACAAAACTGTAATTTCTCAATACTTATCGGAATGGGGTAAGCTGCATTCAGGCTATCGAGCAAATCGTCAAATGCCATATTTTTTTTATTTATTAGTATTTCAACTACATATGCAGATATGCAATATAATGAATCTATTGGGCTAATTAATTTTGTAGGAAGAATCATATTTTATCCCCACGAAACACTCTTCAAAAAAGTAAGCGATAATCACCCAAGAAACTGATGTTTCTTGAAAAGATGCATTGTAAGTCTTTTTCTTTATCCTCTCACTTAAGTCACCTAAAATCTTAGAGAAATTTATGTTATATACAAGTGATGCCATATCATGTAGCTCACTAATGTTTTTATTTATTATATTTTTCATTGGCACATCAGAATGACGTAAATTATCCACTAAAACTTCATAATAAAATTCATTGACTATCAACGTACTAAGCTGCGTAAGATCATCAGAATTAATGATGTTGTATATTGGCAATGAGTATTCACTGCCTAACATCAATAATGATGACACCTTGCTATTTAACTGGTTTATTTTTATTTTCTCAGATAACTCAGTATTTCTAAAATCTACACTGTAATCGTGCGTTTTTTCCTCACATCCTTTAATAAGAAGGTCAAAAACTGTTTGTAAGGTGATCTCGTCTGTATATCTTTCATTTGCATCTCTAAAGTAAGACTGATAGATTTTTAATAATCTTTCACCACTAAGATTTTTTATATCGTTCAATAAATCATCAAAATCCTTTAAGTGTTCTGTTATATTCTCTATGCCATATAGGTCACTATATGATTTTAAAGTGTCCTTTTGAAGGTGTTTTGGCTTATCTAATATATAAAAAATCTCAACCCGATACCCTTTATACCTTTCATCGTTTAAAATTTTAAGGCTATTATCAATTTTTGATTTTAATTTTGTTGTTGTAACTTGAATAACTAACTTTGCGTTATGATCAACTAAATCAATGAATTTCTCATTAAATGAAGCTGAGTTTGCATTTTTTAGATCTAGCCTGTCATTTAAAAAATTAAATACATCACAAAAAAAATCTTCTGCATGTATGTTAAGACTATGAATGTTAATGGACTGCATGGCGCCTATATCACACTTAATCAGCGAAAATGTGCGTACTATTTTTTTTATTATATCCTCCCTCTCATCAAGCCTCATGATTTACCCTCATACATCTTCTTGACGGTTTCCATGAATAGTTCTTTGAACTTATCTGATTCTAAGTTGGCTAGTTCGTCTATGTTCTTCGGCTTTCTTTCTCCATCTACAGCTTCCTGTAGGATCATTATTATTTCCGAGTTCATAGAGCGCCCATTTTTAAGTGCTCTCTTTTGAATTTTTTCTTTTAAATCATCAGGTATTCTAACGCCCATTGGCGTTAAGCCTCTCATGCCTTTCATTGTAGCTACCCTCTGCAATATTTAGCATCACAGTGTAGCTAAAACAATATTGACTAAATACTTTTAAGTTGATAGCTTTATAGCTACACCTTAGCTACACAGAGGGCAAAAAAATGAGGATGAGAGAAGTTTCCCCATTGGGGGTAAGAATCGACCCCGAAATCAAAGAAATTTTGAAGATTATTGCAAAGAAAGAAGGAAGATCTCTGAATTCAGAGTTGGTTCAGAGATTAAAGCGAACGCTCATACAAGATGGTTTATTGAGCTCTTAAAACAGCGAAGCCCCAACTGCGCGAACAGTCGAGGCTTCTTATTTAGTCCGAATCTAGAGGAAACGAACTATGAGTACTATATCAACAATTAATGTGCCTTTCCACGGTAACAATTTATATGTAGTGAATTACAACGGTGAACCATATGTCCCAATGCGCCCAATTGTAGAGGGCATGGGGTTAGCATGGGGCGCTCAATTTGCCAAGTTAAAACAACGTTTTAGTTCAAGCGTTTCGGAAATCGAAATGGTTGCCGAAGACGGTAAATTACGCAGCATGGTTTGCATTGCGCTGAGAAAATTATCTGGCTGGCTTCACACCATTAGCCCTAACAAAGTTAAACCTGAAATCCGTGATAAAGTAATCCAATATCAAGAAGAATGCGATGACGTACTCTATGAGTATTGGACTACTGGCGAAGTTAAGGCTAAGCCACGTAAGCTGGTTAAACAAATTGCTGGTCGTATTACCTCAGAGCAGCAAGAGGCAATTAAGCAACTCGTTTTAAATCGTGGTAAAGCATTACCAAAAGATAAACAAGCAAAAGCAATGATAACTATGTGGTCGTCGCTAAAAAGTCATTTCGGTTGCACGTACAAAGAAATTGATAGCGATAAATTCACAGAGGCATTATCACTGGCTGCGCGCGTTCCGCTGGAAGGTGAATATTTACCTAAACAGATGCCTTTACCGGAATTATCATTTAATAAGCAGTTGTCTATTAAGACGCTAGAAGGTGCAATGACTCATATTCGCACAATAAGAGAATATTGGAACTCAGGGCTTCAAGAATCACTTAAACAACTCGGGTATCCTCACACTGGTTCGCTAACAGAGCACATGATTGAACCATTATTTAAAATAGAATGGGTCATTCGTGAGATTAAAGGAAATGAAACTGCCAAGTTATTAGCCTAACCACCCAGCCCAAGGACGGGCTAGATAACGGTTAAATATTTTTACCGATCAAAATTTAAACTACAAAACTTTTGTAGTTAACTACAATTATTTTGCAGGTCGGTTCTAACGAATCGTTATAATTAAGTAATATCAAAGACCTACTGTTGAATAAAACGGCGCGCTACCTCTTTCAAACATAGCAAATGCGCTGAGGCCAGCAATACCACGGTTAACTATCAATTCAGCTAAGTCATTATTTAGAACACCAATAGAATATGCTTCACTAGGCTCTACTTGAAACAATATGCACTGAGAGCCATGATCTTCATCACATTCAATACGTTGATTAAAGGCCATCACCCCATTATTTCTCATTACATCTTTGGCGCAATCGGAAAGTATTTCGATAACACTACCTTCAATAGCAACACCTTTATTTTCAACATGGTTGAAATCACAACCATCTTTTTCTATCAACCCAGCTTTTGTCAATGTGGCCACTAATTCTTCTGTACTCATGCGGTGAAGTACTTGAAGTGCATCTTTGACAACCTGCAACTGACTTTTCCCTCTCTGATTTCTTTCTGAGCATTCAGGGCAGAAATAAGAAACGCCATCTTTGATATCGAACGACGGAACGGGCTTTGTTGTTGGTTTAGGCTCTCTCATATCAACCCTCTTTTTCTTCTGTTGGAAGTTCAAATGTGGTCTTACTTTCTTTAATTAACAACCCCATATGCTGCACACAGTCACCAACGCAAGTGCTACAAATACCAGCGGCATTGTCTTTAGCTAAAATAAGAATTGGTACTTTAGTTTGACTACGCCCACAGAAATTACATTTTAACTCAGCCATAACCTACCTCGCATTATCACGCATAATAATTTTATCAGCCCAATCCATAGCTTCTTCATACCGCTTATTGGATGGGATTTTATCTTTTTCGCTACGGGGAAATTTAGCTTCCATTGCAGCGCGAAAACCTGTCATTGTCATTCCCCATGCTTCTTGTTCGCTAATACCCAAATGGGCTACGGCAAGATAGACATAGACACGCGGGTCGAACTCGTTCGTGAATTTTCCTTGTGGCTCTTCGTCTTCATCGGGCTTTTGGTCTCCCATGATTCCGTGACGCATGAGGTGACGAGCAAGAGTGATAATATCCTGTAACTTCAAGCGCCCTTCTCGATAGCTTAGCCAGCCTTTACGGTTGACGCTAAGATTGCCAATTAACGCACTGACTTTTTCGTTACAGCACTTTTCAATCACTTCTTTGCATTCCATGACCATATTAGCAAAGCAAATCGCCTCTGCATTTTTTGCTAGCATCAGGTTTTTCAGGTTAGGGAATCGACCTCCGTGTACAGTAACGAAAATATCAGTTAATCGCGTGGGTGAGTTTTGAGATAGCCTAGCCATTGCTGAAAATGACGGGATTAAATGATACGGCTTACCATCGACAATCACCGCTATTTGTCCTACATCCGTTAATACTTGCATGTGACCTCAATAGAGGGGCTTGCGCCCCTTAGATTAAGAAATAGTGACCGTTGCTTGACTTGAAGTAACACTACCCGCAGAAGTTGAAGTAATGACGCAAGTATATTCCCCTGCATCACCTGCAACCGTTGCTTGTTTGGTAAATGTCGCAGCAGTAGCACCAGACACATTACTGTTACCTTTCTTCCACTGATAAGTTAGCGCTGAGCCATCGGTGGATTTAGCCTCTACAGATAGAGTTAGCGTTTGCCCTACAGTTAAAGTCTGGTCTACTGGCTGTTTAGTGATGACGATTTCTTCTGGAATATCACGGATATCGACACCACCTGCGCTATTAGCTTCAATAGACCAAGTCGCTACGTCATCGTGTGGATATTCATCACTCCAGCTAGTCACTAAGAAACAGCCTTCTGTGATATCTGTAGGGCTAACAATCTTGAACCATACGTAAGGTTGGCCTGATGTAGTTTCAGGGTTGTTAACGTGGCGCTTAAGCTCTTTTTGACCGTATAAAGACTCTTTACGAGATACGCCATCACCCGAGAACGTGACGTTTTTATACGAAACTAAGCTTTCCTGTGTATTTTGTGGCGACATATCGCCCGTTGCGTCTACCGTTTCCCATTCAGTAGCAGACGACTTTCCGCGCATCATACCAAGGCGACCGTAGTCCATTGGTGATGGTTTGTTCTCAGGGCACGCAATTGCATAAAATACAACGACGTCGCGCCCTGTGAATGCACCTGATTCACATGCCATGTTTATTTACTCCGTTATCGTGAGATTATTGTGTTGAAATTTATTTCGAGGACTAAGCGATTTCTGTCGCTCATTGATTGATTGATACCGCCAATTGGCTCTACATAGGTCATGCATCCGATTTTGTGGTCTCGGATTAATGCTTCTCTAATACTAAAAGCTAGGTCTTCAAGTGCTGATTGGCCGCCATCGACTTCAGATATAAGCAGCATTCGGTAGGAATCGCGCGTTATAGCCTCCTCTGGCTTAGCGCCGCCCATTCGCTGAATGACGATAAACTTGTCTAGTTGCTGACCATCTTTCCAAAATCGATACTGAACATCGAAACCATCAGAAAAGTGATTAACCTCCAACCACTCAGTAATTTCCCTGTAAATATCACTAGGCTTCATATTTTGTAGCCTCGTTTAATGATTTCCTGTATTTCTGGCGCTGCGTTTTCAAAACCTTTGCGTAAGAAATCAGGCTCTGCGTTAGGGTCCCAATACCTTCCTTTACCAGTACCGCCACCAAATGAGACACCGCTTCGAGTTTTTCCAAAATCCTCTCTTGGTTGGCCTTTAAGCTTGCCTTTCATCTGACTAACCGCTGCGGCATAGTTGGCTGAATAACCCACTCTAGCCTCATAACCGCTGGGTATTTTCTGCAATTGGCGATACTGACTGTTGATTAGATTAGATGTGTCGATAGGAGTGATTGCCGCAGCATAAGCCGCACCAGTGATAGATATCTCCTGCATAACTCGGGCGGTTCGCTGTGTAGCAATGAGCTCTAATTCGCTATTGATATTTCCTCTAACTCGCCTGATACCTTTGACTTTTACGCCCATATCACGTCCTTATCTCATAATCAGACTCTTCACCGAAAAAGCTCATATCATCTTCTTTTACCGTGATGATAATGTCAGCTCCTGCGACTCTCGGGTCAGATTGAGAAGTGGTATCGCCTTTGGCAATGTAGAAACCGCGTTCTGGCCTTTGCACATCTACACCATTACGCTTCAACTCAGTGTAAAAAACGTTATTGGTAACAAACTCTTTCCCCATATCGTCTTTCACTACTTCATTGCTAGATTGCCACGTGCAGTCGATAAGATATGGAGCGCCATAGGTGATTTCATCGCCATATCTTCCGCCGCCACGAGTGACAGGGTAAACAGTAGCGACATTGGTATATACCCACTCAGCCGTTTTACTCATCGACCACCTCCGCACATACACCCACCTTTAGCAATCCACAATCCAGCATGCGCCGTTTGGGTCGGGTCAGATGGAATTAGCCCATTAGCGCATCCGTACTTATCTAAGCCACGCAGAAGCGATGTAGCCGCTTTCCATCTATCACCAAAGGATTGATACCGAAATGACCGTGACGCACCGTTGGGGGCTGATTGTGAGCTGATATACTTATCACCCTGACCAAGTGCCATGAGCGCGAGCAAATACATCTGAATCAGTAGCGCTGTTGCCGATGAGTAATGCTTATCAAGGCATTCCTGAATACTACCGACCTGCTCAATCAATGCGTCGAGAATAAAATCAGGTAACTCTATCCCCTGCCCCGTCAGGTATTCTTTGGCTTGCTCTTTTGTGATCATGATTACCTCACAAAGCAAAGCCCCCTTTCGAGGGCATAAAAAAAACCGCTTTCGCGGCTATTCTTCTGGAAGCAGAGCAATTAGCTCATCGACCTTGGCTTTTTCATCAAACTCAATACCTAATTCGGTGAGCTTTTCGATTACCTCTTTCTTGGTTGGCTTTTTAGATTGCTCAATTGAGGGTGTTAATGCCGCAGCAGCTTCATCTGACAGCAAGCGCACATTTGGCTTTAACACCGGATGCAATTCTTCAAACTCAACTACCTGTCCCTTAATAACTCCATGCCAAGGGATAATAACTTCATACTTAGCCATTTTATCTCCTTAGCTCAGTTTCGCGCCGTAAACTACACCAGATTTACCTTCACCATCACGAGTGATTTGCAGACCTGCCGCGCTCATGATTTGGAAGTTGTAGTTGTCCTGTGGCATAAAACGAGGCTTAGGAGCAACACCTGTCGCCATACCGACTAATGGAGTAACTACATCTTTGCGGCGCTGATACGCGATGAACTCAGAGCCTTTAAGCGCATAAGTTGGGCGGATTTCTTTAACGCCAGCATATGGAAGTAATGTATCGATAACACGACCATTCACCACGCTATTGCCAGCACCCGCGCCAACCGCAACCACTGTAGGTTTAATCAGGTTACCCCATGCCTCATAGCTCACCCACATAACATCGTAAACATCTACTTTGTTATTGTAAGCAGTCTGACCGAACGCGCCATTGAAACCAAAGAATGCTAACAATGCAGGCAAATCAGCAGTAGTTAAATCGATATCTGCACCAGATGTGCCTAAGTCAATCTTCGCTGTGTTGCGGTGATTCTTCATGCCTTGGCCTTTATAGCCATCAACGCTGATTTTGTCATCGCCATTCAGGAAGTAATTAACAATCTTCTTGTTGAATTGGCGCATCTTCGCAGTTTGAGAATCTAATACTAAGTCGATACCCACTGTGCTTAACCCTGCCGCATGACGCCAGTTAACACCATAACCTGCGGTGAATACTGGAATTGGGTCACCGTCTGAACCGTATTCAGTGTGGTCATGTGAGTATGGCGCTTGACCATCGATACTGATTGATACATCGTCAGCAATATCACCAACCACATTGTATAACTTGGCGGTTTTACCAATCGGCAACACAGTTTGCAGGCCCATTAAATCATTGACGATTTCCATGCCTGTTTCTTGGTCGCGGAGTTGGATAATGTTACGGTCAATCTCAGCCCAAAATTCACGAGTGAAGCCGCCAGCTTGGTTTGCCGCTAACGTTTCACCGTCCATCACGTTCTGATACTGGTTAATCATCAGATTATGCTGCGTGTTGTAAATATTACGTGTCGCCCATAACCCTTCCCACTGACGTTGCAGTCGGCTATTTGTTGCTAAAGTTTCAGCAGTATAAAACATAGTTTTTCCTTTTAATTATGCAGCGGCAACAGTGCCAACACGGAAGCGAACTCGAATGAAATCCGCGCTAGACAGAGTTACTTCATCTTGGCTGTAGCCAATAACCGAGTCGGTATCAGCAGTTGCCAAAGCACCTTGACCATCCGCACCAAATTTAATCGGCGAGTCTTTTTTGTAAGTGCCAGCTGGAACCAACAAAGCAAGCTCTCGACCTTCTTCCACATACTCACCGACAGCAGAGTCGCCAGCAGGAATAGCATCACGAATTGTCAGCCCTTGGTGATATGCAGGATTAGTAATGTAGATGCGACCTGTTAGCGCTGTCGCTTGTGCAAACTCATCACTTGCATCAATAACCACGAAAGTACCTGGCAACACATTCGCCTTTGCTGTGCGTGTTTCTGTGATTGATTTGCCGTCAAGATTTACACGGCGGTAACGACTAGTAGCCATTATTGAGCTCCTTTAAAGTATTCCGCTGGGTTTGGTGCGCCAACTTGTTCCTGTTGTGTGCCTGAGTTGCCAGCTAATGACGCTGCTTCACCGAGTTGCTTGTGCATATCGATTAACGCTTGGCCTTGTAGTGAATTTGCAATCACTTCGCCATATTTAGCCGCTACTTCTTTGCGCATTTCTGTTTCTTCAGCTCGCTGGTTAGCGGTTAGTGATTCTTCTAACTTCTGATGGTTAACTTGAAGCGCATCAACCTTTTCATTGATTGGCTTTAATTGCTCAGCAAAGTTTGCCGCTAATGCCTGTGTGATGTCGCCTACTAAGTCTTTCTTTTCTTCTTGAGTTAAAGGCATGTCGCCCTCCGTGCTGTTGTTGGTTGCAGGGCTTGCCTGCGGTTTACTAAATAGTGATTTAAATTTATTAGCAGCCATGGCTACCCATGACTCCTGCCTAACCACAGGGCTACCAGAGTCATCAATAAGTATTTTTCCGCCTTCATTTGTGTAGCCAAATACCTCTGCTTTCCCACCGTTTCGAACAATCACAAGCTGAGAGTCTGTAAAGTCAGCAACCCATGCGTAATCATCTTGGGTTATGACGAACTTATCTTTTACAGCCCGTTCGATTCGGTTCTCTTTTTCGCGGTAGGATTCACCAACAAGAGCGCCAGAGTTTGGCTTGAGCGAAACGGCTTGGTCAGCGTTAACCATCAGGCCAACGCCTTTATCTGGTCCTGCTGCGGGTGGTTCATCTAACAAAATGGCGTCATGGTCAATGGTGTGAATCTTCACTACCCACTGGGCGCCTTGATCCTGTAGTTCTTTTGGGGCTTCTGTTCGCTCCCTAAATACAGCAACACTTGACCAGATAGGATCTGATGATTCTCCTTTTTCTAAAGCCGTTAACTTAGCCATAAGGCGCTGACCGCCAGATGATTCCATGGCCTTATCTACATCTACCCACTTCTCTGAATAAACACGATTACCTTTTAGGCTTACGTTTCTATTCCACGCTCCAACAAATCCCTGATTAAGGCCTTCAGGGGAAAATGCAGAAACAAAATGGCCATCCACAGTTGGATGACCAAGTGGAGCAATGGTCCCTTCCATGCTTAGATAATTGGCTTGTATCTCCGCCTCTGGGTAGAACTCGCCATTCATGATGACGTTTGCTGGCAGTGTGTAGCTCGGTATGATGATGTGCTCACGGCCGTTATAGGTTTCACGCCTGATTGATGCGCTGTTAACCTTGGTCGTGACGTTTACTTGAATCGGCATCGTTATTCCTCCGCCCATTGGTAACCACGTTCTTTCATGGTTTCTTTTTCCTCTTTCAGTTTATTGAGTAACGTATCGTTGTACGGCCTACCCTCTTTGCCGGTCAGAATGGTCACTGTCGAACACTTGCAGTTGATTGAGTTACCATCTCTAGCCCACCAATCGCGCTGCTCGTCAGTGGTAAATATTTTTCCGTGACGTGATGCATGATTAGGTCGAGTTGTTGGGCTCAGTGCTGATATGTGGACCTGTCGAGTTTCAAGGTTAAGAGCTTCGCTAGCTTCGTCAGCCTCATCCATTCTTGCCCTACGTAGTGCTGTGGTAATTTCCGTTCTAGCTACTCGATTAGCTCGACGGATTTCGATACCTGATTGCTCATTCAGATTTCTAGCTACCTCACGAGGATTTAGCCCTCTCGCTATGCCATCGGTAAGAATACGCGCCATATCTGCTTTGACTTGCGCAGACAGCCCTTTCATTTCTTCAAATACCCTAGCCCGAACTAACGCCATCCGAAGCTGATAAGGCTCACTAAGTAATATCGTTGCTACGCTTTGCTGCGTTGCGGCATATGCTGTCGACTGCTGCGCTAGGTTTGCATATTCCTGCGCTGTTCCTCGCTCATATGCTGTACTGACGTACTCATTGAAAAAGAAGTTATTGAATTCACCACCCTGCAATAGCACCTCATCGACCATGAGCTCACCGTCTCTCAAGATGATTGAAAGATAGCTAGGGTCTAGGTCGAATTGGTATTTCTTATTAACTACAGGTTCGGATGGGATTCTATTGAGTAGCTGTATGTAGCCTTGTGATACTTTTTTAATGCGCTTGGCAAGGGCTTTCATTGCTCCGCGCTCTAATTTATCAACCGCTGTCGGATCGGCTTTCGTTCCTGCTCTTATCGCGGTCCTTATCTTCTGGATTTTCATCGAATTCACCTAACGGGTCATCGCTGTCGTTTTCATGCCCTGCCGCCGTCCTGATTTCCTCGACAGTAAATACAGGCTCACCAGTTGCTAGTGATGTCTGATTAATACGGCTCATCTTCTCTGCACTATCGAGCTTCTCAGTGGCTGATTGCTCGTTTAAGTCATCCCAAATAACCGTTTTCTCTGGTACGGGCTCTAGCACTTTGATTCGTGTTAAGTGGTCAATAAAGTCTTCCACCTCGAATGAAAGCTCACTTTCCCTACGTGACTGACAGCGTGAGTTGAAATACTTCTGGTCTTCGGTGCTTGCTCTCTCGCCTGTTTGCATGCCGACAAGTATTTTCGATGGGATATCCATTGCTGCGGCGGCAGTTTGAAGATTGACGTTATATGTAGGCGTTGGGTCTGATACAGCAGTAACTAACGGGTTAACGTTAGCTCCCTGAGTGATCATAACTGCGTCATTGCCTATGTTTATTTCCCTAGCAACATCGTTATAAATCTCCTGCAACTCTGACATTTCAACGCCGTAGGCTCTTGCTAAATCATCAAGCTTGGCCTCTTTGTCAAAGTTCACTGACAGCTGTCTGGCTGCATTTTTTAGGAATGACTCACCAGAACCGCCTTCGACTTTTTCAAGGCTCACAAATGCGTTGTAGGCTGGCTCAAGGAAGCCAATCGCATCAATGGAGTAGTCACCTAGAATGAACACTCTGTCAGGGTGAATATTGATGTTTCTAGTACCGCCATTCGGTAGCGATTCGGTGTATTGCCACATCTTCGGCTGACCGTAATCAGGCGAGTTAATATCAGTCACCCACTCAGTAGGCTTGATAGCACTAGCCCATGCAGGAGTAACCTTTCTCAAAAGCTTGGAGGCTTTAACCGGCTCGTGCCATTTGCCATTGTCATTGATGTGAAGGATTAGGCCAGAATAGCGACCTACAAGACGGCGCTGATCTGCCTCTTTAAACTCTTTCCATATGCGTTTGTTAATTGCTTTTTTGAAAGACTTTTCCCACGCCGTTTCATCTTTCGACTCATCGGCACTATCTCCTTCAATGACTTGCGGAGATGTTTTCCAGCACGTTCCACTTAATTTAGTCACCCCACCGTATGCAATTCCACCACGGCGAAATAGTTTGTATAAATCATCAAAGGTTAAATCTTGTTTGAATCCGTATTCGCACCAAGCAGATGACCGCTTAGCATCAAGCCCCATGGTTGGATTGACCAAAGCCATACGGGCACGAGCTATCGCATCATTCACTAAGTGATTGACGGCTAGTTTCATGTTTTCTTGCATTTTATCCCTCTATGGATTCTTTGGTGGAGGCTTGATTTTTCCTGTTAACTTGCGGTTAGGGTGATATCCAAGAGATGATTTGTGGCGGCACTTCATATCATCGATTTTTTCAATAATTATCAGCACCAAAACAATCAACAATGCCTCCATCATTACCTCCTAAGTAATCTTTTTGGAACCAGTAGACCTGCGTTAGATTTTTGTGTGATATACCCATCAAGCCCATATCTAACGGCATCCCAACAGTGGTTGTTAGCATCCAAAATCACGGGCAATACTTCACCAGTGATCCGGTCTGTTTTATATGAGTAGAGACGGGCTTCTTTTGCTGTTTCTTTACAGCGAGGATGAATGATGATTTGTTTGAACCCACGCAAATGCGTAATACCATCCTCAACACTACCCTGCCACTTTTTAGCGGCTGAGATATTGAAACCCTGCCGCTTTAAATAGCTAATTGTTTCCGGTCTTGCGGAGTCAGCTTTGATGGGCCACTTACGCGCTTCTGGTATCTTGTCGTAAAACTCTGGCATATGGTCAAGTTCAACACCTACGCCATAAGCTTCATATTCGATATATAAACAGTCATTTAGGATGAACTGTCTTAGCAGCGTGTTAGGGTCTTTAGCGAAACCAAAGTCAGCACCAAATAGCAGTCTATCTGCTTGCTGCCATAGGTCATCAGGGAATGACTGAACGACGTATTTATTTGCTAATACTTGCTTATCGGAGTTTTCAAGATAAGCGCCTTCCCATATCCACGCATAAGTAGCGGAATCTAATCTGGCTTGGTCATTTAACCGCTCATCTTCCAGCACTGACGGGAACCACGGGTTATCATCGTAGTTCATCTCAACAACAACAGCATTATCAGGTGGATTCTTTCTAAATCGCTTATCTGTCGCGCTATCGTCTCGCTCAGGGTTCCATGTCACCCATATTTCAGAGCCAGCCTCACGAACCGTAGGAGCAAGTTTTGTCCATGCTATTTCTGATACTGATTCAGCTTCATCAACCCATGCGATTAATATTCTCGCCTTGGATTTGATACTATCTAAGTTATGCCGTAACCCTGCGAACACATAGCTAACTGAGCGGCATTTGGTGCGAATGTATTTCTCGCCTAATTCATAGAAATCATTTAACCAAGGTACAGACCTAATCGCCTGCTTAACCTCTTCCATTGATGATTCTTCTAACGAGTTCATGTATTCACGAGCACAAAGTATTACGCCTGATTGCCCATTCATCGCAGCCATATAGCCACGGATAGCTGTCATTAGTGCGAATGTTCTCGTCTTTGCGGAACCGCGCCCACCATGTGAGCAGCGATAGCGATAGTTACCTTCGAATGCTGGAATTAATTTAGGCGGTATTTCAATCCTCGCTACCGTCATTGTTACCTCCGGCAACCAGAACTATTTTTGTTGGTGACATTGAGCTATCAGAGGATTTGTGGTCAACCTCCTGCTTCTCACTGTAGCCATGATTGGCAAGCATTAGCTTAGTTATTGTTGAGTTGAAATCACCAGATAATCCGCTATTAATTAGCTTCATTTCCTGAAAAGCCATAATTCCGTCTAACGTGTCCGAAAACTCATGACCTAAGTCACTATCCTGCTTTGCGTATTCATAAACAGTAGAGCGAGCAATGCCTAAATAGCACGCCAACCCTGCAATACTTGGTATTACCTGACCTTCGTTTTCTTTATAACCGCCATATAGATATTCCTTTGCCTTAGCGATTAGATCATCAGTCAGTTTGCTAGGGCATCCAACCTGATTTGATTGCTGTCCCATAATGTTTCCCTCATAACAAATTAAAAAGCCGGCTCACTTGAACTGGCTTTGTGATTGGTTATTCTGCTACTTCATCGTTGAATAACGTTTTCTTTGTTTCCTGCACTCGCTGATAGACGGAATCAACTTTCGTTAATGTGTCTACGCTGCCGTTATCAAAGTTGCCGTTGTTGCTATTCCACAGCTGGACAAATAACTCATATTCAAGCTGGTCGTCGTTGATGAGCTTAATTGCCTTTGCGGTTGCTGCGGTGTTATTGCCTGTTAGCTTAAGTAAGCCTAAGCGGATTTTCTCTTTTGCTGTTAGTTCAGTAGTCATGATTTACCTTGTTGTTATGTGTTTCGTTGTAATCAGCCCATGCTTAGCAATGAACTCACCTACCTTGTCGTAGTTCGGTTCAATGCCAAGCGTTAGGCAAAATAGTTTTAAGGTGGATATGTATGGATTGACCCACCATTTAAATTTCACTGAAATTTGTAGTTCCAATGTTCCTGTTTTCATATTCCACCCAATAAAAAAGGCCGCTGAGCGACCTATCATTTCTTCGATTTGCTGAGTAATTTATCCAATTCACGCTCAACAATTACAGCGACCAATCGACCCTCTTCAATTCTGCCTGATTCGATGTACTCTAGGGATTGCTGTGCTTGTCGGTGGAGAGTGAGTGTGGTTTCTTTCTCTTGCTTGGTCAATGGGTGCCTCCTACATGTTGGTGCCGATAGCTATCGGGTGGTACGAGGGTCCCGTAGTCATCCTTAACACCGATGTCAGTAAGCATGTCCCCGTACTCATGAACAAGGGCGTTCATATATTTAATTCCACGCTTGCTTAATTCTGGTATTTTCCCACCACAGATAACCACACCTTTTGACGGAGCCTCATCAAACTCTTTAAGTAATTTTGAATAGAATCTGGCACGATAACCATCAGCCATCCTATCTTTTGGGTAACCATCTAGTAGGCCATGAAGAAATGGCTTGCTTACTTCTATATCGCCTGTTTCATATTTATAAATAGGCCTGCGCCACACTGATACCAGATAAAGCAAATAAGCCTCAGCTACTCGACCACAAAAAAAATCACAGGCATATAAAGGGTCGTTCATTGCTTGCCCTCCAATAGCTCAGGTATAGTCATTTGAATTTCATTAGCCAGTAGCTTTCGTTGCGATTCAAGGTGGCTTTTCTCACCACCAACACCCCACCTGTTCATGATCCTTGCAGCAGTGCTTACCCTTTTCTTTTTACTTTGGTATTCAAGTTCAAGTTTATTGGCTTGCGCGAACTTACTTAGGTGACCAAGAACAAACTCCCTGAATGTTTGGTACACCTTTACCTCAAAAGCAGCAGATAACCATGATGCATATCGTAGCGCGATAATCTCATGCGCCCATGTACCCCGACTATTACCACCATTGACAACTTTAAGTATTTGATTTTGTTCCAGAGTGACTTTTAGCACTCTGGTAGCTTCTTCAACAAATTCTCTCACTCCATCAGCTTTTAAAAACTGACTTGGTCGCTGCCATTCTTTAGCTATGCCGCCAGATATCGCCGCCCTGTGAAGATCATTTAAATTGTAAGCTCCATACTCGTTGCTTCTAACGCGCGTATTTTCAATAACAATTGTTGCATATTGCATAATGCCTACCTTGATTTAGTAATGAATCCTTGCCGAAATAGGAAATCAGCCCATCGAAGCGACATCAGCTATAACTGATTACCTCAAAGACTCATTACCTAAATTTTGGCTCGATGTTTTACATGTGAATGTGCTTTCGGTGCACAGGGTGAAATGCGTACTACTAATTACAAAACTTGAATAAATGTAACTTTCTTTTAACTTTACTTTCGTAACGTAACATTAAGAGGGGTATGGTTATTACATCGCTAAGTTATTAACTTCATATATATTCCTACACTTTTAAGCCTCAACACCAGGGGCTATTTTTTTGCCATTAAAAAGCCCCGCTATTGCGAGGCTCTGATTTGTAATATCTGATTGAGATTACTACCTTTTTAATATTGTAGTAATTCACGATTAACGTATAGTGACGTCACATTCATGAACTGTTATTCTCGCTTCGCCCCGATATTTGGGGCATTTCTTTGTTGTTCAATTTCCCGTATTGTTCTGACTAAAACCAATAATAGTTATCATCACTAACAATTTAAGTTAATCATGAAACCTTTTTTGAGTTAAAAAAACAGAAAATTCCTTTTATATAAACACAAAAAACAAAAATATCATTCATTTAAGCTTAATATGGATAATTAATAACTTAAACTAAGTATAGGCGAATAATTTTATGGATCAGAATATTATTAACACGCTAATTGAATTAACGCATAGAGGCAATGACGATGTAAAAATAGCTGCAGTTAGTGCTCTTGGTGACTATAAAGCAACTATTGAGCAACAAGCTGCAATTTCTAGACTTATTGAATTATGTAAAGATCCCAATAAGGATGTTGCAATTTCAGCTATAAGGGCTTTAAGTAAGCTTTCAGATTACTTTTAGTTTTATTTCAAATACTTCGTTCTAATGTGATTTTGAGTTACTTCTAGCCGCTTCAATTTCCCGAATGGCCTTTTTATCTAAATTGCACTGCTCAATCACCGTTAGTAGCGACTCATTTATCAATAAAGAATCACTCCAAGGAAATGTCTCAGGGATGTACTCAGGCAAGCAGTCATTGAGCAGATGAGCTGGAATGGGCACTGATGGCGTTTGAACGTATTCTATTCGCGTGGTTGTGCAACTCGACAGTAGCATCACGAGGAGCATTAATGGCAGCACACTTATCATCCACAATAACGGTTTTGATAATGGTTTTAACCGTTTCAGAAGCCACTGCCGCTGCGTCACGCTCCCTAAGGTTATTTCGTGAAATTTCATTGAATGTTACCGATAGCTCTAAAACAGTGGATAATATGAATTGATTGGCAGCAAGCTCATTTGATTTTTTATCAAACTTATCACTCAATTTGTCGTAATCATTCACAACCCAAATAAGCCAAAATATCAAAATGGCACAAGCGGCCATTAATACTTTAATTAGCGCACTCATATCACGACTCTTTCACTGACAGCGCAGCATCACCAATAGGTAGCGGTCGGTTGTCTACTTCAACGCCATCAGGCCAGCGATAAGCAACAACTCGGTCAGTTCCAAACGCTTTGATGTTTACTGCGTCTGATTGATTGCCACCCAAGATAAGAAGTGATCCATTTGCAGTTTTACCAACACAGAAACCAACATGGCCACCGCCAGAGCGAGAGAAGCGAACAATGCAGCCATACTTAGGCTCCGTTAGCTTTTGCCCGAAAGTATCATATGAACTTGAAGCATCTTTACGAGGGGACTTGATACCAGAACGCTCTAACATGGCATTGACGAAACCAGCACACCAAGGAACTTTTCGCGCAGTACCAACCAATCCACGCAGCTTACTATCAATCCACATCTGGTCGACTGCTTTCGAGCCCTCAGCTGTATGCTCAGACACGCCAATTTCTTTTCTAGCTTCAGTTAGCCATTTAGGTTCACCCACGGATCGCCCCTCCAAATATTCTATTTACATTCCCATCTGACCTGATTATCTGAATGCAAATAACAACGTTAATTGCCACCTCAAATGGGTCAGCCTTGATATATTCATCTGTTAATATACGAAGTGGTATAGAGCCAAACGCTACAATAAGCAGCCAAGCCACACATGAAGATGTGAATCGATACTTAGCACCATTACGTCGATAACTCGCCAATCTCACCACTGCAAGAAAGCAAGCAAAAAAGTTTATGTATATGAGTAATGCGGGGATAGTCATCTTCGCCCCCCTCTCCACTTATCGATAGCAGAGCCAATCACATCATTAACAAACTTAGTCACAGCTTCAGGCTTAGAAATGGCGCTCAATATTCCAACCAATCCAGCCGAAGAAAACATAGCCCCTACCGAGTTATCAATGTTTCTCTCAAAGTAAGAGCTTAATAATCCAGTTGCGTCTTTAGCAGCTAAAACACCAATAACAAAAGACACAATAAAAAAGCAGATGCGTGTTGGTATTCCGATATCTTTTGATGAAAGAACAAATATCACAGCCCCAGCAAATGAGCCGATGACAATTCCAGCATCCATGCCGCTGAATAGACCGACTATTGAAACGCCCGCAAACGAGGCGGCTGTTGTGCCTGTTAACGGCTCATTCATGTTTCAGTCCTGTTTTTAGTTAATAGATAGCCGCGCACAATCTCTATGCGTCAATTAAGTGTGGTTGATTAGAATTCTGTGGCGGCGTATTTGGAGCATCTGGTCGGAATCGAACCGACATATTTTGGTTGGAAGCCAAATGTGTTTACCAAATCACTACAGATGCAGAAAACAAAAAAGGCCGCACTAGGCGACCTCTTGAATACTGGACTCGCATAACGAATCCGTGCGCGCAATGTACGCGTGGCACATGCGTTATGTGAACTTGTAAGGATTGCTTACAGGCTGGAATTAATTGTGGATGCAGGCGCTGAACTCCTGCGTGTCATGCAGTCCGCAAATACGGGAATGACTCGTTATACTGCTTTTTCATCGTAGCCAATCAGCCTTGGCATTCTCCACAATGGTTAAGATGCGGCCTCCATGCTAAGCAAGGGTGATGTTACTCACCAAGACACACCTTACCATTATAGAGAAGCCCCACCGAAGTGAGGCTCTATAAGCTGCTGACGTTGTTGTCACTCTTATCACAATATCAGTTATTTTACGTACGTAAAGCATTTCAATGAATTTTTTCTACGTATTTATCCATTTCCAAAGTTATGTCTAGCCACATCAGCATGCCGTCGATTTGCCCCTCTGCTTTTTGTAGTTTTTTCCCAATATGTCCATCAGAGCATTTGTGCTTTTTAGCCAGTTGAATGAATGTCTTACCAAATAGATAGTAATCAAGTAGCAGGTCGTGCATTTCGCTATCTTTCCTATTTAGCTGCGCCATGCATTCAGAGATGATCATTGCATCATCTTCGCAGCACTGGTCTCGTGACTTAACCTTGCTTGGAATTAAACTGCTAAATCCAGCCGCCACAGAATACCATTGCACTGACTCTGTATTATCCGCTGCCCAAGCTCCCCAGCGTTCTAACACTTGTTGAATATCACGCATCGTTCACCTCGTGTTAATTTGCGAGCTTTTGCAGTCAGCTTCGGGTTTAATGTGTCCAGCATTTGAAATGGCACTATCTAATTCTTTGGCGAGACTTGAAGTGCCTTTTTTCAATTTAGTTATCATCTTACCCCCGTCGATACTGTTCCGTTTCCATCGTCTTTAGTGGAAAACATAACTCTCAATTTCGAGCTAACACCTAAGCTTCTATTTTGACTAACCTTCATGAGACCGCATCCTATTTGAACAACCGCATAATCTCGGCTGTTTTTAGTCCGAGCCCACCTAGCCTCTTCAATTGCTGCGCCTATGTCAGTGAACATCTTTCAGCTCCTTCAGTTTCTTCCTGTAGTGGTCGCGTATTCGCTCATAGTCCTCACGCCTCCACTTGGGTAACTCATGAAATCCCAGCAGAATATCGAATCGCTCCTGTCCGATTTTCGCTATCAAATTAGGGGTATATTTTTCGATATTGCCTGACAGATGGTTATTGCATGGGGCGCATTGTTTGTGGCAGTTATCCTCATTAAATCTAAGCTCAGGGTTTGCGCCTGTAGTTCGGTAGTGGCCAGCGTGATATTGGCCTTCGTGAAATCGCTCACAGGAGATGCAAGGTTCGTTTCTGTCTCTATATCTGATGTAGGCGTTAAATGCGTTCTGAGCTTGCTGGGTGAAGTATTTGAGGGGTTTTACTGCTAGCTTTCTGATTTTGAGTTTATCGCGGGATTCTTTTTCTTTTTGCTGCCGTTCTTTTCTAAGCTTGGCCTGTGCTTTTTCATTTTTCTTTCGCTGTCGTTTTATTCCTAACTCAGCTCCGTGCTCTGGGCTACACCACTCTATATTTTCATACTTTGGGTGAAACCAGCTTTTACATATTGCACATCGCCGTCGAATTGGTTTAGCCATATATCGCCACCTTAAATATCCATGCAGATGCAAATAGACACGCAAATATGGCCACCATAAATAACTTGGCTCCGAGTGTTAAGTTTGGGTATTTACGTTTCACGCTCTCGCCCTCGCTATCGATTCATTGAATTTCTGCACTAGTGAATAATTAAAAGGCTCTTGTTTGTTGTTGCGATGATGCTCCCTAGCAGCGACACCTTTTCTTCTTCTCTCGAGCTCATCGTTAATAGCATCCTGAATATTCCTTATAACTTCGTAATAAGTAACGATGCCGATTTTTTCTTTCTTTTGAGCCGCTCCAATCTTTGCCAGTTGCCTAACTGTTTGGCCTGACACGTTCACGCTCTTACCTACTTCTTTCGATACCCTTACCGATGAAATAATATCGCCTACTTTAAAAATCTTTCCGCACTCAATCATATGTTGAATATTCATCTCTCTTGCTGCTCCTTGAGTTATTCCCTGTGACCGTAGTAGTTGTATTCATAACGAGTTGTACGCAGCTTCACGCCACTTTCTACCGCCCAAGCTGTCGAGTATTCAATTAAGCTACTCATGCGCTTCTTGCCCATTTGAGACGTACTCTCGCGTATGTTTAATAGCTCGCCTTCGATACCCTGAATTAACGGTGACTCTTTCGCCCCTGTCGTCACCATCCAATGGCCAGACACGAATACATTCTTCCACTGCCATAATTTCAGCGGTTCATTGTTGAGTGTCATTTGCTTTGATACATCACCACATAGCGCATGGAACATGTCGTTCTGCGGTAGTGTTCGGCTGGATTCTGAGATTTTTACTTCTAGGGGGAATTCTTCGTTGAGGGGTAAGGCGTGTATTGCTGCTATTAGGTTCTCTCGTATCTGTTTATTTCTTAGAAGAAACTTTGTGGCTTTCTCCAAGTTAGCCTCCTATGCTTTCTTGCCTCGGTTAACGAACCAATTTACAGCATCAACAATTTGCTCATCTTCGTACCAATTTTCAATCCATCGGGTTTCGTATTTATCTTTGAAAACAGTAGGACCGCAATACGGATGCCATGACATGTAAATATATCGCCCGTCATTTAATCTGAGCCGATACATTCGATAGCGGCTGATATGTATGATCCCATCACTCACTGTTAGCTCTCCTTCTGATAACGTTCAAAATAGAAAACAATTGGGTCATGCTTCATTTCAACTAGCCCCATTCTCACTAATGCTTTTCCTTTTCCTGAGCGTAAAAATTCATTCCTTCCGTCGTCAATTATTCTTCGATAGTTTTCAAATGGGTGGCTATGTTTATGTAGATTGCAAGCATGGCACGCTGGGACTAGATTTTCTTCTGTATCCCTATCTTTATGAACCATTAAACCATCCACTCTAATGACAGGCTCAACGTGGTCGGCGTGCCATTTCTCTCCAAGCTCACATCCGCAATACGCGCATCGACCACCGAATAGCATCCTAAGTTTTTCTCTTTGTGATTTAGTCACTGTTAGCTCTCCTAATCGTCAAATTTCATAATCCTAATGGAGTCTTTTTTTATCTTTCTTAATTGCTTTTTTGTTGGCTTGGATGGACGGTAACATTCAATATAACGACCATAGCTAAACACTATTACAGCCCAGCAATTCCAATTATTCCCTGTGTCATAAATTACTTTTGTTCCTATCATAACAACGGCTCCCTTAATCCTGTTTTCACATATTTGATATCGTAGGCAATGTAAATTTCCCACTCATCATAATCGTTTCCATAATAGTGACCGCCAGACCATTCGCGTTCGTCTTGGTCATTCAGTATGAAATCCCATTGCTCATCATTGAGTGCAACAATCCTGTCAACGTTGGCGTCGAATACCTGTTGCTTAATCATTCTTGTAAGTGGTGATTCCATCATTCACCCTCTGGCATTGGTGGGAGTGGGATGCTGTCTACGTACATCCAGTGAGTTATAAATACGCCTGATATTTTTGTGCATAACCTTGCATCACCCACAATTTCAGAAAAAAATACTTGCTCGTGAAATTGATTGTTTATAAAAAAACCAGCCACTAGTTCTTTATCCCATTTTATTTTTAACAAAACAGGTCGAGCTTCTTCTGGCATTTTATCTGAGCACTTAACCCAATTAGTTCCCTGCATTAGATGCCTCCCGTTGGCTTTTTGCTGTACCTGAATTGCCGAATGTGTGAATCATTTTAGGTAAGCCATTTTTTCCGCGAAAATCATTCATCCACTGTAAATATTCATGGTGTTCCAGTTTCTTTGCTACGCGGTGAGCTCTATTTATTGCTTTACCTCTTACTAATCTTCTTTTGCGAACTCTCATTATTTCACGCCAGCGCTTCCTATCAGGGTAGCCTGCCGCCATATGGGCTCGTCTAGAAATGATATCCTTGTAATCTTCCCATGTGCGGATTAGCTCTGTTAACGTTGTTCCTTTCATCACTCAATCCTCACGATTCCCACTCGTAGCCGACTTTAATTGCCTTGGCTTGCTCAAGAGTATTTGTCATCACTTTCGTGTTAGAAATATGACCCCAGCAATCACTCTCAACTGGCGTTAGATAATATTCATTTTCTGTTCCATCATCGCTTTTGTAGGTATGGCGAACCGGATCACCTAATACCTTGGTGACTGTGCTTTTTAATAAATTCATCTAGAAGTCCTTATGATTTGGTGTGTTACACGTCTGCGCCTTGGAATCGGCGTTGCTGAGGTTTGCTGCTTTGTAGGCAAGCGTTAGCGGCTTCCATCTGGTCCACATCCATAAAGTGACCATTTTTGAATCGCTGGTATACGGTCCCTGTTTTGCCGAATCGGTTTTTTGTCACGATAATTTCAGCATATGGGGCCGCTGATGAGTTCTCGTTATAAACCGCATCACGGTAAAGCATGATGATAGAGTCTGCGTCTTGCTCAATGCTGCCTGAGTCGCGCAAGTCGCCATTGACGGGCCGTTTGTTTGGTCGCTTCTCAACATCGCGTGAAAGCTGGCTGAGTGAGATGACTGGCGTTAGCAACTCTTTAGCCATTCCCTTGAGATTTGATGAGATATAACCAATCGCAAGGTCGTTACGCTCTGCTTTCGGTTTTTCTATCAGGCCCAAGTAATCGACCAGAATTAATGCCAGTGATGGATATTGCTGTTTGTGGCGTTTTGCTATGGCCCTGATTTGGTCTACATCGAGTTTACTTGCATCGACAACCCACACATCCAAATCTTGGACCCTACCGATACCATTTGAAACTCTGGCCCATCCTTCATCATCCATTTTTGCAGGGTTTCTCAGTGATGAAACTGATAGTCCCGATGCCCCAGCAATTTGACGCTCCATGATTTGACGTGAACTCATTTCCATTGAGAAAATCAGAACGCCCTTCTTATGGCCCGTTTTTTTATCGACTTGTGAAGCCACTCCTTCGGTTACCCGTAATGCAAACTCGGTTTTCCCCATTGCAGGACGGGCCGCAACGATAACGAGATCCACTGCGTTGATACCGCCAGTAATTTCATCGAGTTCAGGAATTCCAGTTTTCAGTGTGTCTGATTCATCGCCATTGGTTAGGCGTTGCTCTAGTACTTCTGTAAAGTCAGCTATCAGGTCCTTAGTGTGGACCGGTTTAATTTCATCGTTCGCTGCTCGTAATTCGTTAGCTTTTTTGATGAGCTGGTCCATTGCTTCGGCTGCTGCGTCAATCGTGCCTGATTCGATAACGTGGCGGTGTTGGTCCATCAAGTTAATCATTTCACGTCGATTGTGGTTATCAGTCACCATCGTAGCGTAGCCTTTCAAGTTTGCTGCGCTTGGGCAGTTCTTGGCGGCTTCCATTATATCTGCGAAATGATTGTCACCCATTGCCTCTGCAACCATCATTAAATCAATCATTCCACGAGTTTTGGCTTGCTTCTGAATGACTTTGTAGGTTTCTCGGTAGAAATGAGAACCGAATGCTTCGGGTTTTAAAGTGGCGAGTACATCTGATGCGTTGAGTGTTAGTCCGTCTTTCAGCAAGCCGCCAATCACGCTTGCTTCGATTTGGTTGTTGACCATTAGAATCCCCTGTCAGCAAATTTCCCTTCACGAACCCCTGTCAGGGTTGTGTCTCTCAGTAAATAATCAATGTCTGCGGTCCATCCTGTATTGTTTTCACCAAAATAAAATGGCTTGGCCATTCTCACAAAGGCTCGAACATAGGCCCGCCACCCATCAACATTTTGCGTTGCGAGGTTTTTGATTATTTTCCTGATCCGAGTTTTACGTTTCTCGTTGGCCTCAACAGCATGAGGTAATCTATCTCCAACTTCCTCGTTGTAGGCATTGAGATATTCGTCGTAGTTAACTGGTTGAGATTTTCGTTTAGAAGGCTTAGTCAATTCTCCCCCTTTCACCTCTTGAGGGGTAAGGGGTGTATTACTTTCTTTCTTTTCTTTTGAAAGAGTTTCTTTTGTGTTTAGCTGACTTGGCTTATCCTCGTTAGCTACTTTAGCTAATCTTTCATTAGCTGACTTAGCTAATGTTTCGCTAACTTGGCTAATATCAAATTTCCACTCATTGAACGCCTTATTAATTCCTATTTGATTACCAGATGAAATAACAATATTCATAGCTATCATTTCATTTTTGGCCTTGCATACATGAGTGTGATGAATGCCTGTCATTGATGCTATTTGAGTATTTGTGATGCGGTCCAGTTTTTTACTAAACCCGTATGTTTTTCTAACTATCGCCAGAAATACTTTTAATTGCCTAGCTGTCAAATCAGACGACATAGCAGCCTCAAGAAGGTCATTAGCAATTCTGGTATAGCCATCTTCAAGGTTTGCCACTTTCGGCCTCTCTTGCTGTCGTTGGTTGCCAAAATCAGCGTATGCAACGTTACTCATGCCGTTTCCCTCCAGTGACTTCCTGGCGATGCTCAAGCCGTAATTTTGCATCTTCCAATGCTGACCTGAGCAATTTAGCTCCCTGCTCAGTGACCGAGCGATTAGCCCGATCACGCATGACGTTTTTATGCACAGCGCTGTAATTAAATTTGTTTCTCATGTATAATCACTCCTGCAATTATTGATTCCTTAAAGTAGTTCTATTTGGGTCTCATCGGGTGCCACCGTTGGGACTTTTCTTTTTGGGTATCTGACATGCTCTAGCATCTGAATTAATGCCCTAGCCTCATCACCCTGAATAATCACATCTTGAATTGGCGCATCGAACCCTATTGCGTCCAGCAGTCTTGCTGCCTTCTCAACAAAGCCGTTCTCAGCTTGCCATCTAGTGATTTGGGATTCGTGTACGCCGACAGCCTTAGCAACTTGCTTAGGTGTGGTTAAGATGATCCCTTTACGAATACGAGCCTCAATAGCTCGCACGTTGCGTGTTTTTGCGTAGTCCATTTGTTAAATTCCTTTTGACGTAGTTAGTCCGTTGCTCACGATCCTGTGAGTGTGTATTGCAGTGCTCTACAATGGCAGAGCTTAAGTTTTGAAAGAGCGGTAAAGTTATGCAGCTTGAGGTGGGAAAACGTCATCTAATGAGCATTTCGCACCAAGTTTCTGTAATGCCTCAACGATTACTCGACAATCATTAAGGCTAGGCGTTCTAATACTTAGCTCGTAGTTTGCAATACGAGATTGACCCCATCCGATTGATGAAGCCAAAACAGCCTGAGAAATTCCTAATTTTTTTCGCTGTTCTGCGATGTTATTCATTGTGTGTATCCTCCATGTCTACAACCCCTATTACACACAATATGTGATTAACTGTCAATCACGAATCGTTTAAATACTTACATCACGTTTTGTGTTAAAAGATAAGCATGAAAAAAATAAATGAAATTATCGGCGAAAGACTGAAGTCTATTCGTGAATCTAGAGGATTAAGCCAAGCGCAACTTGCAAAGCTGTGCGGATATTCCGCGGCTTCTAGAATTGGAAACTATGAACTTGGGGAAAGAAAGATAAGTGCTGATGATGCTTTAGTTATCAGCGATGCTTTAGGTGTTTCACCTGCGGAACTGATGTTTGGTGATAGAAGCGATCAGGTTGTTAGTAACTATGAGTACCCTCTATTTTCCAAGGTGCAAGCAGGTGCGTTTACTGAAAATAGCAATGCATACACTAGAAGTGACGCCATCGCATGGATACCAACGGCCAAGAAAGCAAGCGATAGCGCATTCTGGTTAGAGGTCGAGGGGCACTCAATGACAGCCCCTCAAGGCGGGCGGCCGAGCTTCCCAGAAGGAATGCTGATACTTGTTGACCCTGATCAGGATGTAGACTTCGGTGATTTTTGCATAGCGAGATTACACGGTGATGAGTTCACATTTAAGCGATTGATTAGAGAGTCAGGGCAAGATTATCTGGAGCCGTTAAACCCACGGTTTGACCTTATTCCAATTAATGGCAACTGCCAGATTATAGGCAAAGTGGTTAAGTCTCAGTGGCCTGACGACACGTTTTAAATGAAGAAACTGCTAGAACTGATATCCAACGCTAACATAATGATACTGCTAGTTGTTATTGCGGTGCTGGATATCATTCTATTGTTACTGATTGCATTTGATAATTAGTGAGGGTTCGATATGAAAAAATTATTAGAACTCATCAGTAAAAATAAGCTGCTGATTGTTATGTTAATAATAGCATTAGCAGTAGGAGCGGTATTGCAGTTTGCAGAGGAACCTTTTGCTTGGATTTCGATTTTCAATGCAGAGTGACGACACGTTTTAGGGTGTGGTTGACAGAGCAACAGTAAAATTGAAATTTGGTTGACGCGATTCTGTCAACCAAGGCTAATAACAAGAAAAATAATAATAAAATTAAACAACTAGGGAATGTGATTTTTATGTAAACAAACAAGGAAAAGATGATGGATAACACCAAAGATGAAAGTAAAAAAAAGAAAACGCCAAAGCCTAAACAGATAAAGATGAGGGCGTTTAAAATTGAAAATCATGATGTGAGTAAAAGCGTTAGCCCTGCCAAACAACAAATTTTAGCCAAACTCACTAGCACAACTACAGTTAAAGAAAGGTGCATGATTCTTAATTCTGAAGACCCTAAAAAAGAGCAGGATCTCATCTCGTATTACCAAACATCAGAAACAAGTGGATCTGTGTTTTGCAATATGATGCGAGTAACTCCGAGTGAAGGCGTAGAAAAAATACCTGATCTCCTTTTTGAAAAACCCTCATTCACAATGAGCGACCTACAAAATGCTGATATAGATACATCTGTCATCTGTAAAAATCACTTTTACTTTTGCATGAATGATAAATTTTTGGTCACTAATTTACCGTTAAATAAGACAATTTCCTCATTGCAAACTTATGTTTGCTGGCTAGCTAATAATGAATTGATTGAGTTCACACCTATGATTGTAAAAAACAAACAAACTCAATTGAAAGATTTACAACTTATGTCAATAAAAGATCCGTCCCCTATAAAAAATATGGGTAGCTTCGATGAAAAACAGCCACCTAAAGAAAGCGATGGCAATAACGTTAAGAGCACTGCAGTAACAACTTCAGAAGAAAAAAATACGAAAATAAAGCTCTCATCTGCTGTGATGGAAACCCTTAAATCAATTATTCCATCATCTTTGTCTAATTTTAAAGAAATAGTTGACAACCAAATAGTTTCAGCTGAATTATTAATTAAATTCAACAAACCAAAAGACATGGATGAAGAGGATTATGCTAGAATACTAGGAGCAACACTTAAACCAGTTAGTGACCTAGATAACATAGTGTTTAAGAGGAAAGATGGTAGAAGAGATGTTAAAGGAAAAGACCTTCTAAAGATAAAGAACGTGCTTATTGACGTTACTGAGTCTGGTAAACTTGTTGACCAGCAGGTCTTCCAAGAAATGAGCAAGTATTTAATTGAGATAGAGAGTGAAACGACAAGTAATTAGTTTTTTGCTAATAACTATAATCACAATAGGCTTCCCGTCAATCATGAGCTGGAGGCCAGACACTTTTTTGCTTTCTACTTTGTATACAGTCTGTGGAATCATGTTTTCAATAGGGCTTGGTCTAATCGTAACATTCAATATGAATGGGGTTAAAAACAAGAGTTACATAAATAAAATCAGAAAAAATCTAACATCAGTACGAGATTCATTTTTAATATATTTTGTAATTTCTACAACGTGTTTAGTGTTAGGTCAGTACCTGAATGATGTTGATGTTAAGTTCGAAGTAAAAGGAACTGTGATAACAATATCTCCTGTAATGCTATTTTTTTCATTAATTATCTACTCAATTATCTTCTTTATTATAAATTTCCTAGAAGTTCAAAAATTAAGCCAAGATATATTTGATAAAATTAACCAAGAAACTAACTAGCTCAATCAGAACCCCACCCAGCCCTCCCCGCGAGGGCTTTTTTGTGCCCGCAATTCCCCGCCTGTGTGACTTCTGCCACAAATCGTGTCTATAAATAAAATATTTTCCATTTCAAATCATCACGTTAATTCAATAACAATCATATAAACACATTTTGTGGTTGACATTAAAATCACAATTTGTGAATATACTATCCATCGAAGGCAAGGAGCCATAGATAAACAGGATGTTCGCTCTTTTACAAATTAACTCCCGCCATTGTGGGAAAGCTTCAAAACTCCAAGTGAGTATTGGGATGCGGTAGCTCGCTGTGAATCGGAAGTGAACTATTCGCGATAGTCATTACGGTTGCAATACGTTATCAAGTGCCTGCTGAGTGCGCACGATGTAAGCAAACTGATAGCCAAAGCTTAGGGCGCCATGTGTGAAGCATGGAGATAGCAAGTAGATTGCCCGCATCACCAATACTTACTAAACGAGGGTAAACCATGCAACAGGTCACTTACTTACCGCGCACTGGTAAGACAAATTCAAAGATGCGTCGTTATGCAGCCAGAGGAGAATTAATGGCGCGTAAAGCAGCTGAGGCAGCAAACCGTGGTCGCACTACTGAGGAAATATGGGATTCGATATTTAAACCAGTAGACGAAACCGATGTACTGGCAAGCTTAATTATCGGGATAAAAGACATGCCCGATGTACAACACAAGCAACAACGGCTACGCAAGCCGATTATGAGTGATGGAAGTGTTACGGCACGAGGTTAAAGATGAACGACATTGAACGCATAGACCACATGATTAGCATCTTGCGAGACATGAAAAAAGACATTGCGCGTCAGCAAAAATTGAGTGCTGTTAACAGCTTGGAATTGACACCAAAGCAAGCACAGAAACGCAACACTGATTTGAACTGGATAGGCATGGAGCAAATAAAACGCCGTCACAATCTGCACTCATACGCCGTAGAACTTGGCATTGCAGACCATAAAGGCAATGACGGATACGAGAAAATAGAATTAACAGACGGTTGGCATAGATTCAACTTCCAGCCAAGAAAGCCATTTAGTTAACTAATTACAGTCCATCAACGAGGTAAATATGATTGAAAGTAAATTAAATCATATGTATGGGGTATTTAGATTTGTGGCACTAGATAACAAACCATACAAAATAGTTGCTTGCTCTAAGTGTGGACAGCAACTAATGGAAAAAGAAGCTTATATGAGACCTTGTGACGGAAAAATGGGTGATTGGGGAGCGTCTTTCCTTGGGGCGGTTCTGCTACCTGATGAAGAGCCGTCACGGATAAACGAAGTAGTAGATAGTTAACTAATTACAGTCCATCAAGGTGGGCTGTGGTGAGTTGATTAATAGATAGGAGATAGAGATGTACACTTGTCATAGATGTGACGATGAAATCGAAAGTGAAGATGGGATTATGGATGGCGATGATTACGGACACGATGAAGTTTGCCGAGATTGCCTTGACGAACTCAAAGAAAAAAATGACGACTAACATCGTGTTTAGTTAATAACGGAGAAACAATATGTTCGATTACATAAATGAGACTTACGGCTTAAACATCAAAAAAGGTGACCGTGTTCGATATACCTTCGGTAATGGCTCAAGAGAAGGAACAATAGTTGGAACCCATGCAGGGAATCTAAAAATAAAAATGGATGGCGATGATTATGCTGATATTTATCACCCCACTTGGGAACTTGAGTATCTATAGGGAATAACGGAGGGAGTATGGCAATAACACTGAAAGTATATAAAGACTCGGAAGAATATGAAGAATACAGAAATGCCAGATTTCCAAAAACTGGAAACTACACCGTTGGAACTCCTGCAACCTTCAAATTCAAAGGTCACCGCTGGAAATACCAAGTAACCAGTTTCGACGATAACGGCGAATATGATTTGCTGTGGCGTCCAGATGGTAAAGAGCCTGAGCTAATGTTAGCTGATATATCTTTTAGAGATTACGTTGCTGCCGAGGCGCTAAATTCGATGATTGCCACTTTGCCTCATCCTTTCACGGTTAGAGAGGAATGCGATGGTGACTTTGAGTGGTTAGCCAAGCAAGCGTACAAGAGAGCAGATGCAATGTTAAAGGCTAGGGGGTGATATGGAGTTTAAGCATAGTCCAGCGCCTTGGGTAGTAGATGATAATGGGATATTCTTTGAAATAACCAGAGAGGATGGCTTACGTGTAGCCGATGTATGCTCATCTCAGCATCTCTATGACGATAGCAAACACCATCGAAATGGAGTTGCATACGCCAATGCATGTTTAATCGCAGCAGCACCAGAGTTATTAGAGGCTTTGATTGAGCTAACTGAAAGCGCCAAAGAGGCTATTGATGGTCTAGGTGACTTATCGGACGCAATAGACACAGCCAAAGCAGCAATCACAAAAGCCCTCGGTCAGCAGTAACCCACCACTTAATCATTCATATCGCTATTAATAGTGAGGAATACGCACATAAGGAACATAGGAAATGGCAAATGAATTAGTCGTAATTGAACAGGAAAATAGGCTCTCTATTTTTACTGAGCCAGAGAAAGCAGGAAACTTATTATTAGCTATCAAAGTTAAGGCTAATCAAAAAAGAGAGGAACTTGGCGAACTGGATTTATCAAAGAAAGTTAATAGGGATAAGCTGGTTTCTTTGGCGTATGAAGTAACTCGCTCGAAAACTTATATCGAGTCAAAAGGAAAAGAATTAGCCGCAGAGTTAAAAGAAATTCCGAAAAAGATTGATGCGGCTCGATCTGAATTTAAAAAGGAACTTGATGCCTTAGCGGCTGAAATAAAAAAACCAGCGGATGATTGGGAGTTGGCTGAAAAGGAAAGAAAAGCCGGGTTAGAGCGAATCGAAGCAGAAAAGCAAATGCTAGCGTGGCACGAAGATGCGCTAAAAATGAATGAAGCTTTCGATAAGGCACTTGCTGAGCGCATCGAGTCAGACCATGAAATCGCCCTGCTCATGAATGAGAAATTCGATCGTGATTTAACAGAAGCTAAAGCCAAAGCAGAACGCCAACGTATTGCTCACGAAGAAGAGCTGAAGAAACAAGCTGCGGAACAGGCAAGATTAGCAGCCGAACAAAAAGCACAGCAAGAAATCGAAGCAGCAGCACAGCGCGAACGCGAAGCAAAAGAAGCACAAGAGCGTGCCGAACGTGAAAAGCAGGAAGCTATTCAACGTGCAGAGCAAGAAGCTAAAGAGGCTCAGGAGCGAGCCGAACGCGAGAAACAAGCCGCTATTGAAGCTGAGCGCAAGAAAGCTCTTGAAGTAGAACAAGCGCGACTGGCAGAAGAAGAACGTAAACGTCAGGAAGATGCTAAACGTCAGGCTGATATTGAGCATCAACGTACATTCAACCGCGAAGCTGTGAGCGACTTAGTAGTAAACGGATTTTTTAATGAAGAGATGGCAATTGAATTTATTAAGCTAGTGAAGAAAAACAAAATCCGTCACATCACTATTAACTACTAATACCCACCGCACCAACACCAGAACTAATGCATAAACATAATAATGGAAACTACCTTTCCAACTCCTTCGGCTAATGTAAAAGGATGCGCAGGGAATAGCTGCCCGAAAAGTTGAATAGCAATAAATGAAGCTTCCATAAATAATACCCTATACAAATCAGAATGTAATCATTTAAACAGAACAAACAATCGCTATCAATCGATAAGTGAGGGATTTCTTATGCCAAAAATTAACGAATTAAAACGTCAAGAGTTCAGCTATCGACTGAATAGCGAGAGCTTCAAGTGTGAAGTTAAAAACAAAATTAAGTGGGATTGGATAGCCGTTGTTATCGCTCTACTCATTGTTTTAACGCTGATATCGAGGTGACTTATGCAAACACTAACGATTGAAGGTAAAGGGATTTACATATCTTCATCGCCAGCAGCGCAACAAGGACAGCGCATATCACTCGAATTTGATTCACAAGCAGGGATAGAAACCAACGCCACTGAATGGCTGATATTGAGTTTAAACCCAACAAAGGAACTGTTGGAAAAAATACTCAGGGACCGGTATGAGGACGCAGCATGAGAATTTCAGAGTATGAACTCAAGCAAAGGCAGGATGCCGAGAAGAGGCGCAGGGAGCGTGAGGAAGAAGCTGAATACTATCGCATGGAAAGCCTTGGTATTCATCCTCAGTCAACTCCTAGTAGGTGGATGAGAGGTGAGTATGGGTAAGTATTTAATACCTGCATTCCCTAGTTATAAAAGCAAGGATGCTGCGCTCAAATATGCTTTCTCAATGATTGATGAAGATATCGAAAGGCGAAGAGTGCACGACTTAACGGGCAATGAAATTCAACTGGTTGAAAGGATTTCAACATTAGAGTTGGCTTTCGCTGCCCACGTTAAATATGAAAACTTAAAAATGTCTCAGTTCTACCCTCCGCTACCTGACCGCATTAAAGCGCAACGAAGACAGGCTGACTTGGAGCGATACGCAAGGTATTTATCCAAAGGAACTTTTGACCCTTATCGTGACATTCAAGAGCTACCAATGGGAGGTAGAAAAGTTGGTGACTAAATACAGGACAATAGATACCGAAACCGCTGATATGGATAGCGGAATTGTTGAAATAGCAAGTATCGATTTAAACGACGCAGAAATTGATCATAACTCGCAGCAATCCCACTTTGTAAACCCTCAGAAACCAATCTCAATAAGCGCAATGGCTATTCACCACATCACCGATGAGATGGTAGTTAACTCTCCGATTATTGATGAAGTTATCGCTAATTACAAAGGTGCTGATTATCTGGTTGCACATAACGCCGAGTTCGATAAGCGAATGATGCCAGAAATGGACGCACCTTTTATCTGTACGCTAAAGCTAGCAAGGCGTTTATGGCCTGAGCTAGAAAGCCACAGTAATCAATACTTACGCTACGCACTGAAACTGGATGTTCATGTGCCCGAAGGGTTACACGCTCACAGAGCTCTATATGACTGCATTGTTACAGCGTCATTATTTAAACGGATCAAGGATGATTCAGGATGGTCAGATACGGAAATGTTAGAAATAACTAATCAGCCATCCATTCTGCACAAAATAGGGTTTGGGAAACACTTTGGTATGACGTTTGAAGATATCTACAAAGAAAACCCAAGCTATTTCACTTGGTATTTAGGCCAAACAGATAAAGACGTCAACGTCGAATTCACCATGAAGCACTGGATGGAGAAAAAAGATGAGTGAGGTATACAAAGCAATAAGTAATGTCGCCAAGGAACTGGCAGAAAAAGGAATTAGCAAGGAAAAGCCCAAAGGTGGCGGCGTAAATTATGCGTTTAGGGGTATTGATGCGGTTTATAACGCCCTAGCTCCTGCATTAGTTAAGCATGGATTGCTTATCTTGACTCGCTGTACTGAGCGCTCGGTATGTGAGCGCACAAGTAAGAGTGGAGGAGTATTGAATTATGTCACTGTCAAAGCTGAGTTTGATTTTGTATCTGTCACGGATGGCAGCAAACACACAGTCATGACTTATGGTGAGGCTATGGATAGCGGGGATAAAGCGACAAACAAAGCAATGTCGATTGCATACAAGTACGCAGCCTTTCAGGCGTTTTGCATACCAACTGAGGAAACTGCGGTCGACGCTGACTCAGAGGTGCACAACGTAGCTCCGAGAACACCAGAGCAAATATTAAGTGATTACACAGGCTTTTTGCATGAAGCAACTAGCGAACTTGTAGTCATGAATGAGTACAAAAAAGTATGGAATGAATTAAACGGAAGTGAAGCACAGCAAGCGGAGTGCAAGCGGTTAACTGGCATTAGAATCAACGAACTTAAAGAGGCGGCATAAATGGCAATTAATACAATAACAGCAAGCGGAAACTTGGGTAAAGACTGCGAACAAAGATGGACTCCAAACGGAAAGGCGGTTGCATCTTTTAGCTTGCCAGTAAAACAAGGTTATGGAGAGCACGAAAAAGTATCGTGGGTTATCTGCAAAATGTTTGGTACTAAAGCTGAAAAACTACCTGAATACTTAACCAAAGGGACAAAGGTTACAGTAACTGGTGAGTTCGTTATGGAAGAATGGACAAGCCAGAATGGAGAGAAGAAATCAGCACCAGTAATTATCGTTAACCAATTAGATTTTGGCGGTAACAGTAATCAGGCAGGAAGCCAACAACCAGTGCGACAACCTCAGCAGTCACGGCAACAAGCGACGCAGAATGAGCCTCCGATGGATTGGGATGACAATATTCCATTCGCTCCTATCGGACTACCATATCCACGCCACGCTATTTATGTGATTTAACCAAAGGATATATTTGCAAGGATGCAAACAGGAGATAGATATGAAAACAGAATACATTTACATCTGCGCTCAAGCTCACTGTAACGACCAAGGCAGCGGCATTAATTACTACACGGACTATCAAAGGTTCGATAACCGTAACGATGCAATCAAAAATGGCTGGAAGCAGCGTGAATCTGATGATTTTAATATCGGTGTTTTAGTTAATGGGCGTCTGGTATCAGTTGATTGGATGGCTAAGCCAGTTACCACCAACCCTAAATCATTGTTAAAAATTGAAGATGAATTGGGATTAATTTAACTCGCAGGGATGCAATAAAAGTGAAGACACATATGTATTGATTCAGTCTTTTCATAGTGGATTAGTCACATGGATGTGAGTATGATTCCTGCTTTAAATAAGGAGGGGTTATGAACAAAAAATGGCTTTTTTATTTGCCTATTGTGTTTGTTATTTTCACGTCAATTACCTACGCCATTTTCTGTTATTGGAACATTGATGACAATAATAAGTGGGGTACATTTTTTAGTTTTACCTCTGCATTTGGTATTTTGGCAACTATAGGTGTTTATTTCTGGCAGAGGAACGATGCTAAAAAATTAGCACGTGAAGTGGAGAAATCAATTCTAAAGATGATTATTTCCGAGTGCGAAAGAGTTAAAAGTGAATTAAATCATGCGGAAAGTGTTTTTTCTAAATTAGAAAAAAGAAATTCAGTAAATATAACAAGCAAAAACAATGGAGATATATTTCTAATAACAAGCGTTAATGAAAACATGCGCTCTAACAATAATTATCTCAAAAGAATCGAACTATCTAGCATTGAGAATCTACTAGGCTTAGCAACAAGTACAAATAGCAAATACTTTGAAGCTATATATTCCATGATGTTGGATATTATGAGGTACAATGAAGAACTTAGTCTTTGGTTACTCTCTGATAATGTAATTTATAAAAATGCAGGTCTATGTAGGATTAGCCTAGGCAATATCTCGATTTTGATTGATGAAATAAAAACCACCCTGCACTAGCAGGGTTTTTTATACCTAAAATTCAGGAGTAAGCATGGATAAATCAAGGCAGCAATTTGAAGAGACAATAAAGCAACTAAGCGACCCGTCAGAATTTGAATCAAAACTTAAACGTGCCAATAACGGATTAAATTACGCTGACCGTGACGTTGATTTAATGTGGATTAGCTGGCAAGCATCACGCGAGAGTTTAATTAATAACTTGGAGCCTGTTGGTTATATGGAATCTAATGGCGTTGATTATATTAATAAGCATGGATTCACTCATGTTAACGCTGAGAAATCAGGGTCAATAAACATCTCGCTATATAAATTAGATTAAATAACCATGCAAATAATCGGATGTGTATTACTCATGCTAATACAGGGTTCTGCTGTGCCTGTATCTGAGCAAATATACACACAGCAAGAATGCGAGAGCCGTGCTATGCAGATAATGCAGGTGCGGGAAGTTGAAATTAAGTGCGGAGAAATATGGAATGAAAGGTAAGCTAACAATATCAAGACCGAGTTACGGCGATGATAGAGAGAAAATAAACATCGTCGTTAAATGTGATGTATCTAAATTAAGATTTTTAAGCCTTGAAATTGACTATGCTGATTTTGCCAAATGCATAACTGGGCTTTCGGAAGTTGATTGCGAACTAGAAGTTAGCGGACTTAAAAATGTAGGGAAGAAAAGAATAACTGAACAAAGAAGCGTTATTTGCCCTATTAAATCATATGAAAAGAGAGTGCTAAGAGATTGGTTAATTAACAACAAACAAGAAGATGGTTATATTCTTGATGCTTATTTGGGTAGTCAATCATCAGTACAATATTGTGATGAAGGAACAATATTAAACTACAGGGTTATTAAATATGTCGAGGTTGACAATGAAATTTAAAGTCGGCGATAAAATCGTAAATTACTATTATGAAGTTGGAGTGATATTAGAAGTAACCGATTCTAAATATCTTTGCCTGTTTGGGAATAGGAAAGATTGGCTTGAAGAAGATGATTTTGAAGTAATCAATGAATAGGTAACAATATCGGAATTAATTAAATAGCATATTAAACGGAGCGGATAATGAAACTCATCATTCGCGGCGAAGTCACGCCCACAGAAAGGATTGCTATTAATGCGGCAGTGGAAGCCCACAAAAAGAATCACATTCGAACAGGAATAATCGTTAATCACAAAATAAAGATAGGAAAGAATATCTACCCTGTCGAAATAGAAAGCTGTCAAAAGTCTTATATGGTAACAATGAGAAACAAAAGGCAGAGGATATGACACCACAGGAAATGGAGAATGGACGCAGGGCTATTGCAAGGGAATGTAAGCAAGAATTAGAAAATAACAAGCCGCTTAATGATGTAAAACGAAAATCAATTCTCAGTAAGTACCTAAATAAATTCACCACTTGGCTATCGCCAGACCAATTAAAGAAAACCACCGTAAATATATGGCTGAGTGTTTATGTAGAAAAGTTACATAAGGAAGAAAAACATGGATAATAGATATTTAGATATGCGTGGAGTTGAAGAACTAACCGGATATAAAAAATCATATATCTACAGGGAGATTAAACACGGCAGGTTCCCAAGGCAAGTTAAAAACGGCTCATCCTCTAGATGGCCTGCCGAGCAAGTTATTCAGTGGCTTAACACTAAGTTTACCCCTCAATGATAGACAGCAATTCAGACTCCCAAAACTCCATCATTCTCCGCCTTTCATCTAAATATTCAGCGTGGTTGTACGCAGCAATAGTTCTATTCTGCTCTGCGTGCGCCAGTTGCTTTTCTATCACCTCAGTTCTAAACCCTGCCTCATATAGACGTGTCGAAGCTGTCGCCCTGAAGTCATGGCACGTCAATTCACCAGAACCAAACCCAAGATAAGTAATAGCTCTATTTAACGTTGTGTAGCTAAGTGATTTTTTACTGTTAACAATACTTGGAAATACTAGCCCGTTAATATTCTCACCGAATGCCGCTTTCAGTTTAATGAACTCATTGGTGATATTGTCAGTTAAAGGTACACTATGTGGTCTACCCATTTTCATTCGTTCTTTTTTTATCACCCATAAATTATTATCTAGGTCAAACTCGTCCCATGTGGCATTTCTTAATTCCGCCTGACGTACAAATAGAAATGGTAGTAAATACAAGGCGGATTTTGTTTGCAAATAAACCCTGCTTTTATTTAAATTATCAAAATACTTCTTCAGGTTCTCGTTGCTTATATTCTTAGAGTGAATCGTATTAGGTGTAATTATTGCACCTTTTAATAAGGCAGCCGGATCGCTTTCTGCTCTGAGCGTAGAAGCTGCATAGCAAAAAATAGATGAACACCACTGCCTAACCTTTAAAGCTGTTGACGCAGAACCTCTATTCTCCATGCTTTTCATTACTAATAGGATATCATTAGGTGTAACTTCTTTAATTGGCTTATGGCCAAATGCAGGGAAGCAATCTCTCTCCAAGTATTCTCTAACCTGCTTTTTTGTTCCTGCTTTCCAAGTTATGGATTTCTTTTCCATCCATTCCTCAGCAATGAACATAAACGTATTTTTGCTTTCAAGCTCAATCTGGTGCTGCTTATTTTTCTTTTCAGTTGTCGGATTAAGCCCCTTTCTAGCAATGCTTTTAGCCCAATCTCTTTCTTTTCTTGCTTCTGATAATGATACGAACGGATATTCGCCGATGGTGTAACGACCATCTTTTGATGAGGAAAGCCAAAACCTATAGCGCCAGAATTTACTACCGCTTGGCCTAACTTCAATGTACAGACCATCGCTATCAGCGACGTTATACGCTTTGTCTTTTGGTTTGAGGGATTTTATCTTTGTATCAGTAAGAGCCAT